TTGTATAATTTTGCTGCGGAAAGTTCTACAAATATTCTACAGAAGCTCAGTATGGTTACTTTTAAGGCAGAAGTGTATGCCCATCAACGTAAGCAGGATGGTACATATAATATTAAGGTAAGGGTTACGCAAAACCAGAAAAAGCGTTACCTGGCAACTCCCTGGTTTGTCACTAAGGATGATCTCACAAGATCCATGAAGCTGAAAAACCAGAAGTACATAGATCTTACGGATGACCTGATCAGGACGTACAGGAATAAGTGTGACAACCTGGGTACGAAGATCAAAACCATGACAGTTGATGAGGTCGTGGCGTACATAGAGAAACCTCTGGAGACAGAAAGGTGGGATCTCGACATTGTGCAATATACCAGGGATCACATCAGGAGGCTGCAAGAGACAGGACATGAGGGTAACGCCCAATCCTATAAGGTTGCGATCAATTCACTGGTTAAGTTCCTGGGTAGGGAAAAGGTCAGCATCGGTGAGATAACCGTTAAGCTGCTGAAATCATGGGTTGACTGGATCCTGAATCAGGATAGGGTAAAGCAGGGCTTTGCACCACATAACTACCTATCAAAGCTCAGAGCCATACACAATATGGCTAAAAAGGAGTTCAACGATGAGGGGGCTGGTATCATCAGGATCCCTAACTCTCCTTTCTCACACATCGACTTACCAAAGGAGCCAGTACCAGAGAAACGTGCCCTGACAATAGAACAGATGAAAAAGATCCTGGCTCTTCCATATATCACAAGCCCATACCCTAACACCAACAGATATAACTTTGCCCTGGATCTATTCATTCTGAGCTTTGCCCTGGTTGGTATGAATCTGGTAGATATGTACTACTGTGAGTGCTGTACGGATGGTAGGATAACCTATGACAGGATCAAGACAAAGAACAGGCGGGCTGATCATGCCAGGATCTCAATAAAGATCCAGCCAGAGATCCAGGCTCTGGTTGATAAGTACAGGGATCCAACAGGTAAAAGGATGTTCAAGTTCTACAGGATGTATGCCTCAATGACTACGATCCATAAGGCCGTTGGTGCTGGGCTTAAAAAGATCGCTGAGGCCATCGGACTGGATGAGCTTGACTTTTACGCTGCCAGGCACACCTGGGCTACCATTGCACAGAATGATGCTGGTGTGGATAAATGGACTGTACACACGTCTCTTAACCATGTTGATGATGAGACTAAGATCACAGATACCTACATCAGGAAAAGCTGGGATCCGATAGATAATGCCAACAGGAAAGTGCTTAACCTGGTGAATATTAACAGGCATTTTTTAGAGCCAGTTTTGCCTAAGCAAAAATAGTAAGTGATTGAAAATTAGTTTGTTGTGAGATTAATTTTGCCTAAGCAAAATAAAATAGGTGGTTTTTGCCTTAATTTTGCTTGCTATTTTGCTTCCATTTTGCTTGCACTTTTGCCTAAGCAAAATTATAAGACGTTGAAACACAGGAAATTACAGAGGTGTAAAATTTTGTTCCGTTTCGCTTAATTTTGCCTAAGCAAAAATAGGAAATATCTGAGTGTCAGATGATTATACGGCTAATTTTGCCTAAGCAAAAATTTCGGCACAAGTTAAATGGGGGTATATATATACTTATATATTATATATATTATAATAATTATTATTTAATAATAAGGGAATATGTATGAAATAGGGGTGTGGGGAAAGAACAAAAGAAATGCCCACCTGGTTAAAGTGAGCAAATTCTTGATAGTTTTGCAAGAATTAGCAAGAATTGTCATTCCTGGGCTTGCTTCTTAAACATCCTGCCAGAACCAGTTAGGAGCCATTCAGCACTCACACCGTATTCTTTCACCATAGGGTATAGCCAGGAAACCTGAAACCATCCTCTATCCAGATCCTTTCTCTGGGCTAAGAAATTGCGCCTGTCAATCTCATAGAGCCTACAGTATGTATTTACACCTCTGATGTCACCTTTGGCTATGATGGCATCCAGAGCACTGTAGAAACGCTCCATAACGTGCTTTGTTATATCGGTATTCATTGTTTCTTAAATATATATGGTAGAGACAAACCAGATTGGTATAATTCAAATTCGATAGAGCTTTTTATGATCATATTGTAATGATGGTACATTTCTTTATCAGACTTTTTATAAAGCGTAAGTGCCGTACCATCATAAGCTATCTTATAGTAGCACTCTATATCAGAATAGGGATCTGTATTCAATAGTTTTTTCTTGTATATACACTCTCCATGAGCATCACCCATATATTTACTACCATTCAGGTAATCATCAACTCTAAGCTCTATAGGCTCAGGATAGTTTTTTGTAAACACAATCATATCAGGATCTCCTAATAGCGGATTCCCGAGTTTTGAATACTGGTAATCAGCAAAAGCTCCATTAAACATTGCCTGTACTTTTTGCTGTTGTTGTGAGTATGCAATATTCACATCATCACTATCCTTTGAGCATGATATAAAGGCAAATATTGCCATAATAAATAATAACCTTTTCATATTACTTACTATTTAAGTTTCTTAAATCGTTCATTAACTGGGTAAACGGCTCCTGAGGCTTACCCAGGATCTTTGCCTCAGTCTGTGCGCTTGCAATAGCTTTCTTCACCTCCAGGATCCTGCTAAGATCCGCATTCCCATTCAGAACCTCTTTATAGAGGTCAATAACCATTCTGTAATACTTTTCCATGTTGCTATTTCTTTAGTTGTTCAATAATCGTAATCAGCCTATCCATTTGCTCCTGGCTCTTAGTGAGCTGCTGCTGAGCCTCCTTAGTGAGTTCACGCTGTGCTGACAGCTCATCCAGGAAACGCTCGACAGTAGCCGTGCTGGTGAATTGATTCCCATTACCAACCTGGTTATTGAATATTGAAGCCGTACCAGGTGGATCCTTATACATTTCACCCTCTCCTGTCATTACCCATGATTTTGAATACTGAGGGAAAACAATGATGATCTTTTCAGCTATACGCTTTGATACGCTTTTTGCTTTCCCACTTTTGATGTCATACATGTTTTGGGGATTACACCCCACTTTCAATGCCAGTTCTTTCAGATCCAGCCTCTCATTTTCGGCTATGATCTCTATTGTTGATTTCTTACTCATTTCTTGATACAATCTTATTATCTTGTTAAACTACGTTAAATACAGTGCAATTTCTTGATATAATCTTGTTAGAACAAGAAAAAATCCATATATTTGCACTCGATAAAGTAACTTTGTGGGCACAAATATAATAAAATATGTTTGTAAAACACAGAAAAGTATGTTAAAAATGGCAAAGACAAAATTTAGAGAAATCTATGATTCACTGCCAGCAAGGGCAGGTAAAGCACCTAAAACGGTGTGGATTGAGCGTCTGGCTAAGATCTGTATGGTATCTGAGCAGACTGTACGCTGCTGGGTTTATGGCACACAAAAGCCTGATGCCCTGAAACTCTCACTTATTTCAAAGGAGCTGGGTGTACCAGCTGATGAATTGTTTTCTTGATCATTCAAAATGCAACACCGATGATTAAAGTTTTGGAAAACAATGGCTATAAGGTGAAAGTCAGGAGTGATGAGGGCAATACTCTCCTGATCGCTCAGAGGTGCTATACCGAAAAAGGGATCTCCATGCGAGGAAAGCCATTCTTCAAGTCTATGGTTTGGATGGTATTCGGATGGTGCTCTGGACGTAAGTACAACATTGATGGTGTAAACCCAACCATGAAGAGTAAAAAGGAGGTGTTGGATGCCATTAAGACACATCCGTCTTTCACAGTAGCCGCCCATGAGTTAGGACTAATTTAAATTTCAGATCGTATGAAGGATTCAACGTTTTCAAATGCAATTCAATGTGCCATTGCTATCGTTTTTGCAACAGTGGCAATTGTGACAGGTATCGTCACCTTTACGCTTCACAACATTTTCTTTGGTATCATGGCTGCTGCCTTTGCCAGGGTGATGTATGTTGATAGCTACTATGGTGAGAGTGTGAAACAGTATTTTCAGAGAAAGAGAGGCAAATAATGGAAGTGACCCTGGATCTATTTGAACTGAAAAACCTCTGCATGGATATGGCCGAACTGGGGGTAAGTAATTATATCAAGCAACAGGAACCCGCCAAGGATCTGCTGTCACAGAGGGAGGCTTACAGGCTATTTCAGGAGAGTAGGGTAAAGGAGTGGAGATCCAAGGGGTTGATCAAGCCAATGAGGATGGGAACGTCTGAGAGATCGAAACTGCAATACTCCAGGGCTGAGCTTATGGCAATCGACAAATCTGAGAAGCTAAATTTTTATATCAACAAATAATAGTTATTCTATGGAGATCGTATTAAAGTCACTACACCTGGTGAATTTCAAGGGAGCCAGGGATCTGGAGCTGTCTTTCAGCCCAGGCACAAGTCTGGTGAAGGGCGATAACGGTACAGGTAAGACTACCGTATTTGATGCTTTCACATGGCTGCTATTCGGTAAGGATAGCACACAGCGATCCGATTCTAATTTCAACATCAAGACCCTGGATAGCCAGGGAAACCCGATTCTGAAACAGGAGCACTCTGTTACAGCCCTGCTGATGGTTGACGGTAAGGAGTTGAAGCTGAAAAGGATGTACCGTGAGAAGTGGGAAAAGCCTACTGGCACTACCACTGAGTACCTAAAGAACCATGAGACGCTTTTCTACGTGAATGATGTGAAGCTGCCAACGAAGCGTGAGTATGACGCTAAGATCAGCTCTATCATTCCTGAGAACGTTTTCAGGATGATCACAAACCCATTCTTCTTTAACAGCATGACACCTGAGGATAAGAAGGTGATGCTCCAGGATATGGCTGGAAACGTCACAGATCAGGATGTGGCACAGCTGAAACCTGAATTTGCCGAGTTCCTTGATGCCCTGGCTGGCACTCCAATTGTGGAGAAAGCTAAGGAGATCAAGGCTAAGAAGAGTGCGTGCAAAGAAGAGCTGGCACTGATACCTACTAAGATCGACACGGCTAAGAAGCTTAAACCAGAGGCTGAGGATTGGGATGCACTGGAGAAAGACCTTGCTGATAAGAAAGCCAGGCTGTCAGAGGTTGAGGCTCTTCTGAGAAATGACAGATCAGCTCAGAACCAGCAGATCTTTGATCAGAGAAACAAGCTCCAGAGTTCCATCAACGAAAAGAACCTGGAAGAGAGCAAGCGTAAGAATGCCTTGCGCCTGGAGGCTGATAAGAACTACAATAAGGCCGTTCAGGAGGCTGAGAGTGATGCCGCAAAGCACAGAAACGAGATCCAGACTAAGATCAATGCCATACAGGTAGATCTTACAAAGCGTCAGGGTGAGGTAAGGCTGGAGGCTGGTAAGTCCTATGAGGATGCCAGGAAAAGGGTTGAGGTTATCGAGACCAGGATCCGCAACCTACAGGATGACCAGAAACGCTTGCAATCACAGAAGAGCCAACTGGAGAATGATATTATTGATGCCCAGAGCAATGTGAGCACCACTGATCAGCAGATCAAGGAACTGGAGATAACACAGACAGATCTGAGAACTGAGTACAGGGAGATCTCTGCAAGCCAGTTTATCATGTCACCTACAGATATGGTTTGCCCTACCTGTAAGCGTCCGCTTGATTCTGATGACATTGAGGCTAAGCGTCAGGAGCTGGAGGCCAATTTCAACCAGGAAAAGGCTGATAAGGTTAAGGCCAACATTGAAAAGGGTAAGGCTAACAACGTGAAGCTTGAAAACCTTAAAAAGACCCTGGAGCGTCAGCAGAAAACGATGACCGATAAAGAGGCTCAGTACAAACAGGTTGATAGCGATATTACCAACACTGACAATGAGATCGTTGAGCTGACAAAGGATCTGGTATCTGCCAAAGCAAGCGTGCCCGCTGAGCCTGATTACCAGAAAGCCCTTGAAAGTGATCCTGAGTATATGCGCCTCATGGGGCTGAAAGAAACCCTCACTAAGGATATGGAGGCTGTCACTGCCGCTGTTGTGGATCAGCCTGACTATCTGGGTATCGAAACACAGGATCAGGTACTCATAGACATCAAGAATGAGATCACGGAACTGCAAAACCAGCTTGGAGCCATTAAGGATCCTGAGGACGGTGAGCCAGTTGATAACTCTGAGGCTAAGGCTGAAAAGGTGAAGATCTCAGGAGAGATAGATGCCATTAACCAGCGTTTGGGTCACAGATCCATCCTGGAGCGTGCCGATAAGGAGATCAAGGAGCTGGAAGATCAGAGGGATAACCTCAATGCTGAGGTGGCAGACCTGGAAAAGTGGGAGTATGACTGCCTCCAGTTCCAGAAAGCTAAGGATGATGAGCTTCTGAGACGTATCAATGGACTTTTCCAGATGGTATCTTTCTCATTCGTTTCCGCTCAACTCAATGGCGGTGAGAAGCTGACTTGCGTATGTACTGTGAACGGTACACCGTACCCTGATGTGAATAATGCTGGTAAGATCAATGCTGGACTGGATATTATCAATGCCATTTGCAAGGCAAAGTGCGTGAACGCTCCTATCTTCGTGGATAATGCTGAGAGCGTGAATAATGTCCTGGAAACATCCAGCCAGAAGATCCTCCTGTGTGTGACCAATGATAAGAAACTTACAATAGTATAAACCACAAATGGAGATCCTGGGGTGAACGTCTTGGAACATGGGACACCTTAGAGGATGGTTTGGATTAAATGCGTTTGACATCCTTATGGTGGATAAACGGAAACAATATCAATAAGTAAAACCTCACTCCAGGCTCCATTTACAAACTAATAGTATTATGGCAGACAATGTAAACAACGCTCCAGTACCCGCAAATGGGGCTGTAGCACCTCAGAAGAAAGTGAATCCTAAGACGCTGGCACTAAAGACCGTGCTCAGTGCCGAAAGCGTACAGGAACAGTTCAGGAATGCGCTTGGTAAGAATGCCAGTACGTTCATTGCATCAGTGATCGACCTATTCAACTCAGACAGCAAGCTACAGGAGTGTGATCCTAACCAGGTAGTGATGGAGGCTCTGAAAGCCGCTGTGCTGAAATTGCCTATCAACAAATCCCTTGGGTTCGCTTATGTGATTCCGTACAATAACAGCTATCCTAAGAAGGATCAGTTTGGACGTGACATGATCGGCCAGGATGGTAAGAAGATCTGGGAGAAAAAGATGGAGCCTACTTTCCAGCTTGGTTATAAGGGCTATATCCAGCTTGCTATGCGTACAGGCCAATACCGTACCATCAATGCCGATGTGGTGTATGACGGTGAGGTGAGACAGGTGAGCAAGCTCACTGGTGAGATCGCCTTTGACGGTCAGAAGAAATCCGATAATGTTGCTGGCTATTTCTGCTATTTTGAGCTGTTGAACGGTTTCCGCAAAACCCTCTACATGACAGTTGACCAGATAGCTAACCATGCAAAGCGTTATGCTAAGGGTATCAAGAAAGAAACGACTGTGGATCAGCTGAAAGCCCTGGCTAAGATGCCTGTGATGACAGACAGCAACGCTGTTGTTGGATGGATGGGTAATTTCCACTCTATGGGTGTTAAGACCGTTATGAGGCTCCTGCTGAGCAAGTACGGCTATCTGTCAGTGGAAATGCAAACTGCCTTTGATGATGATATACGTGGTGAGGAATGGGCTGATGCTAAGGAGATCCATGAGGATCCTACAGGCCAGGCTTTGCTCACTATGGGAGGTGATGGAACTGTACAGGTTGGTGAGGCTGCAAGCGGTGGTGATAACCAGGACGCTGGCGGTGATGCCAATGACAAAGCACCCTATTAATTGAGTTCGCTATGGTTCTGAAAGTGTTAGGCAGTTCAAGTAAGGGTAACGGCTATATCCTGGATAATGGCAATGAGGCTCTGATCCTGGAGTGTGGCGTAAACCTCAAAGAGGCAAAGAAAGCTCTGGGCTTTGATGTCCGAAAGGTGGCTGGGTGCTGTGTCACCCACCAGCACAATGACCATGCTGGCTACCTGGATAAGTATGCCTCCATATTCTACACCCTGGCACTGCCTGAGGTATTCCAGGCAAAGGCTTTCTCTGGTAGCCGTGCCGTTCCTGTTGAGATCGGTAAGCAATACCAGTTAGGCGATTTCCTGGTAAAGCCATTCTCCCTGGTGCATGACGTTCCATGTGTCGGCTGGCTTATATTCCATCCGTCAATGGGGCTTCTGCTTTTCGCCACTGATACATGTATGCTTGACTACACAGTGCCTGGGCTTAACCATGTGCTGATAGAGTGTAACTACTCAGTGGATGACCTCAGGAGAGCCATAGAAGAGCACCGTACTGATGAGAGCCAGGTGTACAGGCTTGCAAAGTCACACTTGGAGCTTGCTTCTACAATATCTTTTCTTAGCCGTAATGACCTGGGTAAGGTGGCTGAGGTGGTGCTGATCCATCTGTCTGGAAACAATGCCGATGCCGAAAGGTTTGTGCATGAGATTCAGGCAATCACAGGAAAACCTACCTTTGCCGCATACCCAGGTTTGACACTGGAACTTATAAAGCTGTGAGATTATGATTAACGGATTCACCAATGAAACAAAACCGCTATCGGAGTATGAGCGTGATACGCTTACCCCCATTGTTGTACGTGGACTGTCTATGAAGATCGGCAAAGAGCGTGCGATAAAGAATAGTGAAATCTGTGCTAAAATGCGTATGGCTGGCTATAAGATCGACAATGCCAGGCTTCGTAAAGTGATTAACCACATCAGAGTAAATGCCCTCCTGCCTGGAGTGATAGCAACCTCAGAGGGTTACTATATAGCCACTACAAAAACGGAAATGGCAGAATACATAGCATCCCTGGAGAGCCGTGAGAGTGCGATCCATGAGGTAAGCGTGGCTCTGAGAAAGCAGATGGCTCTCTATGAGTAGCAAGGTTATTGTGGAAAAGGTGAATGGCCTGTTTAACCTGAATAAGCTCTATGTGTGGTTCGTACAGGCTCTGGATGGAATTTACCTGGTAGAGGTGAAGAAAGTCCGTAAGCCCAGATCAAACGATCAGAACGGCTGGCTATGGGGCTGTATCTATCCTCTTTTACTGGATGCAATGATTGATGCTGGCTGGGAGTTCACCAACGTTGAACAGTTGCATGAGTTCTTCAAGGCTCAGATGACTGCAGATGAGGTAGTGAACAGAGAGACAGGTGAGATCGTTAAGTTTCCATCATCAACATCCAGTATGAGCACCGTTGAGTTCAGTGCCTACTGTGAGAAGCTGAGGGAATATGCCAGGGAATACCTGAATGTGGAGATACCTGATCCTGATAAGTATTGGAGGCTGAGAGAAGATGAAGATCATAGCTAACAGCATGGTATCAGAGCTGATACGGCTGATACCTGTAATCATTGAAAGCGTGCCTCCAGGCCAGAGCCTGAGAGTACAGAACGCTATCCGTATCGTTAGAAAGATAACTAAGAAGTTGAACAATCTAAAAGAATTAGAGAAATGAGCAAACAAATTATTGTAACTATTTTGGCAGGCAATTCAAAGAGATCTGGGCTGAGTACCTTGCATTCAATTTCAAAGTAGGAAACCTATTGTGTAACAATAAAAAGTAAGTAACATGAAAGAAATGAAGAAAGTGCCTGAGATCATGCTTCCAGATGATCCCAGAGAGAAAAGAGAGCAGATCATGCGTGACAGCTGTGATCAAATCGTTGAAAAGTTCTATACCCGCAAATTCAGCACAGAGGAAAAGCAGCTAAAAAACGCTGAGTACTGTGAGGTTGGCATGAAAAAGAGTGCCTTGGAAAAGGAACTGAGAGAGGTTTCAGCTGATCTCAAAGGGAAGATCAAGCCTCTCAAAGAGAGACAGGATGCAATCCTGGATGAGATCAAGCAGGGCGGTGAGCAAGTCCAAGGTGACACGTTCAAGTTCGTGTTTGATGAGATCGGTAAGGTTGGTTTCTATGACACAAACGGCTACCTGGTGGAAGAGCGTGATATGACACCTGAGGAAAGACAGCGTACATTGTTCCAGACCATCCGTAAGAATGGAACTGAGGGCTAAATAACATTATTCATTAACATTTAAATATGTAAGATTATGGAAGAGAATTTTGAAAAGACAGTATGCGTGAACATTGAGAACTACACAGGCGAAAAACCAGTAGAGGTGATCATCAGAAAGGGAGAGGCTGCAAAGGCCGCTAACCCACTGCCTACTAAGGAGCCGATCAAAACAAAGCTGGATGGTACTATCTCCACACCGTTTGACTGGCTGGAAAAGCGTGTTGATACCATTGATCAGAAACGTGCCAATATCCAGGTAGATCGTGAGGACATGAAGATCACCCTCACAGTCAATGAGGATGATGAGTACCTGAAAGGCTCTATCACTGGTAAGGTGGAGTTCACTGAGATCTTCAAGAAAACGAAGATCAACAATCCTACTGAGGGCTGGGTTCCTGATCGCCTGGGTCAGTTCCTGAGACTTAACCGTGGTATTGCCAACGTGGATCGTAACGATTGGTCTAAGCTGGTTTCAGCTCTTAAATCGTTCAAGGCTACCGTACAGAGCAACATTGAAAAAACACGTGATTCATCTGGTAGCCGCTCAGACGTATTCCAAATGACAGTGCAGAGCGAGCTGCCTAAGTCTTTCCAGGTGAACATCCCTATCTTCCGTGGCACTCCTAAGACAGTGATCGAGGTGGAGTTTGACCATTACGTGGTGGATGGTGACTGTGTTCTACAGCTGGTATCTCCTGGTGCTAACGAGGCCGTGGAAAGCTACCGTGATAAGTGCATTGACGATGTGTTGGATCAGATCCGTGCTATTGCTCCAGACATTGCGATCATGGAGATCTAACCCTATTCCTTAACCGCTGGTGGGTGGGAATTGAAAAACCCATCCACCAGCATTAAAAAGCATATAATATGGCTAAGAACAAGACACAGATGATGCCTTTCGATACATCGGACTGGCTAAGATGCCCAGAGCTGAAAGTGCTGCCTCCTGACATCAGAGGGCTGTGGATGGATATGCTGTGCTATATGTGGGAAAGCGTGGAGCGTGGTGTGATGGTAAAGCCTACAGGTGACATATATACCCAGGATGAGATAGTCAGGATGCTGGGAAAGGATGCCTCAGGATCTGATACCTGGCTTGATCGGCTAATCATTGGTGGTGTGTGTGGTGTACGTGAAGATGGAGCCATCTATAGCAGACGTATGGTAAGGAGTGTTGAGATAAGCCAGAAAAGGCGTGAGGCGGGCTTGAAGGGTGGCAGTGCTACAAAGTCTAAGGTGTTTTCTCAGAAGCCTACAGAGCCAAAAGTAAAGGCTCCTGTGCAAGCTGAGCTACCTCTGGTTGATACTTTGCCTGAGACACCACCACCGCTGACACAGGAACAGATGGAAAAGGCTGCAAAGGCTAAGAAATACAAATATGCCGAATGTGTAACCATGACCAGGGATGAGTACGCTAAGCTCTGTGAGAAATATGGAGAGGATTCGGCAAAGCGTATGATTGAGATCCTGGATAACTATAAGGGTTCCAAAGGCAAAAAGTATAAGAGTGATTACAAGGCAATCCTTAACTGGGTTGTGGATAGGTATAACGAGGAAATAATGAAGCAACAAACTCCAAAACAGCCTCCAAAAACAGTAGCACCAGTAATTGAGAATGTACCAGAAAAGAAGAGAGGGATTCCATTGGAGGAATACCTGAAAGAAACTGATAATAGCAATTTAAAAAGATTTTCAGATAAATAAAATGGAACTAATTACGGATTGGAACATATTACGTGACCAGGCACATGAAATGGCAAAGCGTCACGGTTTCTGGGATGATAACCCCAGTGATGATCACTTTCTCTGTCTTATTGTCTCTGAGCTTATGGAGGCTGTTGAGGCAGACAGAAATGAAAGGTATGGGAACCTACAGGCAATGGTGGCCGTTGTGAACGTACAGGAATCGTCTGAAATAGGGATCACAGACCAATGGCTGGGTATATGGTATAAGATGTATTTTGAGGAAAGGGTAAAGGACAGTGTGGGTGATGAGTTGGCAGATGCCCTTATAAGGATCATGGATCTGGCTGGCAGACACCATATAGACCTCACAGGTATAATCGACACACAAGACATAGTAAAAAAAGAGAAGAGTTTCACAGAGAATATCTACAGCATTGTGAGAGACGTTGTAAACAACAGGTATAGCCTGGACGAGCAACTGAATTACGCAAAGCTGGAGATCTGTAGGCTGGCTGAGATCCTGGGTATAGACATTATTACACACATCAATTTGAAGATGATGTATAACAGAATAAGAATCAAGTTACACGGTAAAAAGTATTGAGTTATGGCACAGAAAGAAAAGAAGCGTAAGGTGATAATCACCTTTTCAAAGGCTTTCCCTCCAGGCCATTCAAAGGTAGGACAGCTGACAGGTTTTGAGGGTAAGCTGAGAGCTGGCACGAAGATCCACACTATCAGGGCTGATGAAAAAGGTTGGTGGGATAAGTGCGCTGATGCAATCAACTCTGGCAGAAAGTATCTGAGCATGAGGGAGTGGACTGGCAGACCGTACAACTCAGAGCAGAGGATCCTGGGAGAGGTTGATAAGATCGGTTTGCAATCTATCACAATGACATACTCCGGTGAGGATGAGCTGCCAAAGGCATGGGTTGATGGTAAGGAGGTTTCCGTGAAGCTCCTGGCTCAGAATGATGGATTGAGCGTTGAGGATTTCGTGGAATGGTTCTTTTCCACACCACTCTATAAGGGAAACGTATTTGAGGGTAAGATCATTCACTTAACAGATTTTAGGTACTGAGGCTATGGCAGACGAATTGACTAACAGGGAGTATGCCGCATTGTGGTTTGAAGATGTGGCAGAGAAAACAGAACGGCTTACAAGCGGTAATGTTTCCCATCAGGGCAATACGATCCGTGGGCTTGCAAGAAATAGTGCTGAGTTCCTGGAGAAATGGGGTGATAAAGATGATGATCTCCAGGCTAAGTGTATCGGTTGGTTTAATGACATTTCAGACCTGTGCATGAGGCTTACAAGCGGGAACGTGTCACACATGGGAGCCACCATCAGGGGAAAGGCCATCAGATGTGCTGAGTATGTGAGAAAACATATAAACGATAAATAGATATTCTATGGAAACAAATGCTACAAAGAGAACGGATCTTTTCTGGATAGATCCGAGAAACATTGACATCCAGGAGGGTTTCAATGTGCGTAGGGAGTTTGACCTGGATGAGCTGAAAGAACAGATCAAGGCTCAGGGCGTGCTCAATCCAATAACGGTGATTCCCTATAAGGTTGATGGTAAGGAGCGTTACAAGCTGGTTGACGGTGAGAGACGCTACAGAGCCACCATCCTGGCTATCAGTGAGGGTGCTGATATTCCCTACATCAAGGCTCTGAAAGCTCCAAGGGATGCAAAGCCTGAGGATCTGTACATTGAGCAGATGATGAGAAACGAGGGTAAGAAGTTCACAGAGTATGAATGTGCTATCATGTTCCAGCGTTTCAAGGATGAGTTTGGCTACAGCCAGGTACAGATAGCTGAGAAGTTCAAGAAAAGCCCAGCTTTCATAAGCAAGTGTCTTTCCCTGCTGGATCTGCCATCAGAGCTACAGGAAAAGATCGTATCAGGCCAGCTTTCGGTTAAGGCTGCAAGGGAGATCGCTGGAAGCTATGGCACAGAACAGGAACAGGTGAAAGCCGCCAGATCAGCCGTGAAGTCAGCACAGAGTGAGGGTAGATCTGTAGCCACCAATAAGGAGGTGCTGAATGCCCTGAAAACGTCTAAGGAGGCTAAGGCTATAGCTGAGGCTCTGCGTACCCTCTGGGCTTACATGGATGGTGATACGGTTATCGACATTGATTTGATGGCTAAGCTCCTGGATAAGCATGAGAGTGTTATCAAGGCTACCAGGGAGTATAAGGCAAATAAACCTGGTAAACAATGAAGATCCTGAGATACCTACATGATTCGACACCGTGCCCATACGGTGCTGGTGTGATGATCCTCAGTAAGGACTGTAGGGCTTGTAGGTACTATGACGGTGAATGTGTAACCCAGCATATAAGGTGTAAGTATGAAGAAAATAACCCACAAAAATAATTGTATATGATTTTATTAGTATTGTTTTCGATGATCCCACTGGCTATCTATACGGCTGTGATGATCAAAACGGCTGGCAGCGTGCCGCAAACACTGTCTCAGAGTGTGTTTTATCTGCCAAAGGATGAAAGATGGATATGGACTGTTGTGATCTATCTGTGTGTGTTCCTGGTAGCTCCAGTAGCCTATCAGCTTTCAACAGAGGAAACCAGGTTTGTGATCCACATTGCGCTGTGTTCCCTGGCTTTTGTCGGTGCTGCACCACTGGTGAATGACAAACAGGATCTGGCTTTCAAAGTTCATTGTGTGGCAGCTGTAATGTGTGCAACAGCATCCCAGGTGTGGATCCTGCTTAACATTTGGCCGCTTCTGCTGCTTTGGATCCCCTGGCTGGCTGTACGTGTTCTTAAAAAGGAATGGAAATCAGCTGGATTCTGGGCTGAAATGGTGTGTTTTGCATCTGTTTATATTGCGTGTATATATCTGATAATCAGTAACTTGGATTAAAAATAATATGGGAAAAGCGAAAAAGTTAGCCATGCGTGAAGATGCACGACAGGCACAGAAGAAAGCCCTGGAAAAGGCTGGTGTGAAACTAAAAGATAACCTGGTATTTCCTGAGTACTGGGCAAAGCGTAAGCACTTGCTTAATGCTGGCTTGCTCAAAGAACTACAGGAAACTGCTGACAGGGAGCCAGTGGTTACGGATGAGTTTGGATCATACAAGCCTGGTACGTTCCTATTCAAGGCTTGTATTGTGACGGTAACAGTTGAGGATGGCCTGTGGATGATCCATATATTCAGCCAGGCAATGCCGATCACTCTGCCGATCATTCAGGAGGTGAGGGATAGGTACATACCAGATTACTGTATGATGGTACAGTTCTACCCATCGAGGGCTGAGAGGGGTACGCTTATGGGGATCCAGCTGTGTGAAATGCCAGGATCTATCCAAGAGGATAAGACAGGTGATGACGTTGAAGAGGCTCAGGAGGTTTCATAATGATCTATATAGGCATTGATCCTGGTGTGAAAACTGGTGTGGCTGTCTGGGATAACAGGCAGCGCACCTTTCTCCAGATAGAGACGGTGAAGATACACCGTGCTATGGAGATCGTAAGGCTGTATAAGCACAAAGCCGCTGATGTTGGCACAAAGCTCATAGTAAGGGTTGAGGATGCCAGACAGCGAAAGTGGTTTGAAAGAAAGTACGATAAGAAAGGCGAAGAGGAAAACGTGCTACAGGGTGCTGGATCCATCAAGAGGGATTCAAAGATCTGGGATGATTACCTGTCTGATATGGGAGTAGAGTACCAGATGGTTGCTCCTAAGGGAGGCATGACCAAATACACCAAGGAACGTTTCCAGGCTCTCACTGGTTGGAAAAAGCCCACAAACGAGCACAACAGGGATGCTGCTATGCTTGTTTTTGGCTTCTGATCAAAAAAAAACTTAAAATGTGTTTGATGAACACAGAATTTTATTATCTTTGCAAGCGAATATTCACTAAGTAAATGAGTTATGGCTATAGCATTATCTATCATTGCTCTCATTGGTGTGTTTGTAGTCACCTGGTTTCTGGGTGGCTTTGAGCTTATGGGATCGTTCATACTGAATACTTGTTTCCCTACTACATATCCGACAAAGGGGGATAAGGTGTGTGTATTCATAAACGGTCAGTACAACAGAACGGCAACAGTAACCGCTTGCTGTACTGACTATATGGTTCTATATGATGCCGTAAGATGCCCCATTGACAATAGAGGCCGCTTCTATGCCATTGGTGAGGATGCAAACGGCAATATCCTGGTGTATGTGGATGACTTGAAGCACTGGAGGCTTGTTAAGCGTGCTGAATGGATCCGTAAGATCTTCAACGCTCCAGAAGAGTATGCTACAATGACACCGTTTGATGATGGCCGTACCAGGGAAGAGATATTCCCAGGCGTTAAGGCTGCTGAGAAATTACCTGAGATCAGTGAAGAGGGAATGCCATGAAAGTAGAGAAGCTGAAATATCGTAACCCAAAGGATTTGCACCAGCACCCGCACAATCCACGTAAGATCTCAAAAGAGGATTTTGAGAAGCTTGTGGATAGCATACGCTGTAACGGATTCTGGGAGCACAGACCTGAGGCATTGGAAGAGGTTGACGGTAAGCTACTGATCCTATGTGGAAACAGTAGGAATAAGGCTGCATTAAGGCTGAAACTGGCAAAGGTTCCTACTGTGCTCTACTCTGATCTCACAGATGATGAGAGGCAGGAGATCATTGCCAGGGATAACGTTGAAAATGGTGAATGGGACTACAACGTTTTTTCTGTGGATCCTTTCTGGGATAGTGTTGATTATGATTACCTTGGTGTGCCAGAGCCTGAGGTGGTTAATGATCCTGATGATGAAGAGGATGAAAAGCCCAAGAAAGGTACGAAAACCAAGCCAAAGGATGATGACAGCCAGGATGATCCTGAGAATGATGAGGATGAGGAAAAGGAGGCTTTCTACAGATCCATGTTTAAGGATGTGCTCTATCCATCAAACAATAAATTCGACATTCCGACATTGCGCCTGGATATGCAAGCGGGGCAACTGGAACTGCCTTTCACACCCTGGGGTGCTAACAGCCGCCTGAGAAAGGATGTGGCAACGTATCATTTCTATGTTGATGACTACAGGTTTGAACAGCTCTTCAAGAATCCAATCAATCTGCTGATGAGCGGTGTTAAGGCCATTGTTGAGCCAAACTGTAGCTGCCATGACCAGACACCTGTAGCCTGGGGTATTCAGCTGATCTACAAGAAACGCTGGCTTTCACGTTACCTACAGGAGTGTGGTGTTAAGGTGTATGCGGATCTGAATGTGTCCCACAAGTTCATTGAGTATAACAAGATGGGCATTCCAAAGGGCTACAACGCTTTCTTCACCAGGGGGCTTGATGGCTGGATGGAGAGTTTGAAACTGGATCTCCAGGTGGCTCAGGAGATAAGCGGGCTGGAAAAGCCTAACCTGATCGTATATGGAGGTGGTGATGAGATCCAAGCTTTCTGCCAGGAGCATAACCTGTTGTATGTGACCGATTTTATAAACGCAAAGAAGAAATAGGCGAAAGCCACAATATAGTAACTAATAAAACGTTAAGATTATGGGCAGAAACTCTGGAGGTTCAAACAGCTATGCAAAGGCAACAGGAGGCAACTCTGTAGCTGTTACGTCAACAGGAAAGCGTCTTACCAAGAAACAGGTACAGACGATGCAGAAAACCGCTGTATCAACCAGCGGAATGAAGCACAGGGATATGGAGAAACAGATCAACCGTGCTATTTCCAGGTATGAGAAAGTGATGGGAGTTAGGGAAAGGAGTATCAAGCTGGCAGATATTTCAGGTGCATACGGTGTCACGTATTTCAATGCCAACGGATCCCAGGGTATTTTCCTTTCACGTAAGTACTTTGACCAGTCAAAGAAAAACTTTGAGGCTCAGTATAAGAAGAGCAACTATGACAACGGATTCAAGAACATAACGAACAGGGCTGCACAGCACACGGTGACACATGAGCTGGCACATGCTACCTGGACGAGTTCGTACAGTTCCACTAAGCACAGGGCTGCTGGTAAGGAGATCACCAAGCTCTACCATCAGTGGAGCAAGGATAAGAAAAAGAAAGGCTATGGCCGCTATGGTAAGACCAATGTTGATGAGTTCTGGGCTGAGGTGATCACCAAGGGTATTCACGGACGCTCTGACAAATACACCAGGAAAGCCATAAGTATTGCTAAGAAATACAAGCTGTAACAACGGATATTCATTCAATAAATAACATAGTTCAACAAAAAAGGTACAAAAGTATGGATTCACAGAAAAACGAAAACAATGAGAAGATCACGCTCACAGATCTGGAGCTGGAAGTGCTGAAAAAGGACATAGCAGGAGAGTTTTTCCCTCCTGAGGCTACAGAAGAAGAGCGCAAGGCAATGGTATCTGTTATCGACAAAGCAGATGCGTATTGTGAAAAGCTTGATGCCTATGAAGAGATAGGCGATAGCTTGATGGTATGGTTCCTTAATCAGTATGAGGCTCAACAGGCCGCTGGCTGACTATTAACCAGGTAAAGGGGGATCAGAGCGCACACAAGCCTCTGATTTCTTTTGATCCTGACGATGTGTTTAACAAACACAGCAAACAGCGAATAAACAACGGATATGGGTAGTACAAAGGACACAAGGTTTAAGAAGGGGAATAATATCGGCAATCGGTTTACCTCTGAGAATCAGCCTAAGAACAAAGGCCGAAAGCCCAAGGTGTACAAATACCTCAAGAAAGTGGTTGGTGATGCTGTTGGCCATGAGTTGGAAGAGCAGGATTTCAAAGACATTATGCAAGCCCTAATTGAGCTGCCACCGTCAAAGCTACAGGCTCTGGTAAGGAGCACTGAGATTGATCCAAAGACTGGTAGGCCAAAGCCAAACCCTGAGACCCCAGCCTGGATCCAGATTCTGGTTAGCAACATCAACGCCTGTATGAAATATGGTAGGCTGGATGCCCTGGAGTATGTCCTGGAGCGTTCATTTGGCCAACCTAAGCAGACCATTGAGGGTACGATAGAGAATCAGGTGACTAAGAAGCCTGAGGATCTGTCTATGCTGTCAACTGAGGAACTACTACAGTACAACGCCATCCTTGAAAAGATCGAAAAGGGGAAAGGAGGGTAGCCTATGGCACGTTTCAAGGCTGTCACCATCCCCATGTCCCTTGCAGTCAAGTGTGAACTGTTCAAGAGGGGCTGCTTTGATTTCATCACCTGTGCTGATGGTAAGGAGCATGAGAAGCAGAAAGAAGCTCTGAAAATCCTAACGGATGATGAGCACGCTGAATTTCTGTATGGAGGTGCTGCTGGTGGTGCTAAGTCCTGGACTGGATGCGCCTGGCTGCTGTTTATGAGCCTCTGTTTCCCAGGTACTAAGTGGTTTATTGGACGTGCTGAGCTGAAAAGAATCACACAGAGTACCTACATCACCTACAAAAAGGTGTGTACCAGGTATGGCGTACCTGATACGATCTGGAGCTATAATGCGAACCTCAATTATATTGAGTTCTACAATGGCTCACGTATTGACTTTCTGGATCTGAAATACAATCCCTCTGATCCGCTTTATGAGCGATATGGATCTATAGAGTTCACTGGTGGCTGGATAGAAGAGGGCGGTGAGGTGAATTTTGGAGCTTACGACACACTCAAAACCCGTGTGGGACGCTGCCTAAATCAGGAGTATGGACTGAAACGAAAGCTGTTTATCTCCTGTAACCCGAAAAAGAACTGGATGTATGATGAGTTCTATAAGCCCTGGACTATAGGCACGCTGAAAGACTACCAAGCCTATCTGCCATGTCTGGTACAGGAAAATCCGTTCATTGATCCTGACTACATAGATGGATTGAGAACTACATCCGATAAGGTGAAGTTTGAACGTCTCTTTAAGGGTAACTGGGAGTATGATGACAATCCGCTGGCACTCTGTAGCCATGATGCGATCTGTGCGATCTTTGGCAATATCCTGGCACTCAGGAACGGTAAGCACTACCTGACAGCCGATATAGCCCGCTTTGGAGCCGACTATGCCAGGATCGGTGTGTGGGATGGATGGTTACTCATTGATTACAAGTGTTTCCCTGTCTCAAAGACAACGGACATCCAGGCTTACATTATCAGATGCCAGAAGAAATACAGGATCCCCAAATACCGTGCAATAGCGGATGAGGACGGTGTAGGCGGTGGCGTGGTTGATAACTGTGACATCGAGGGCTTTGTGAATAACTCTGTTCCTTTCGCTGGTGAGAACTACCAGAACCTACAGGCACAATGCGGTTACAAGCTGGCAGAGCACATCAATAATAACGAGGTGGGAGTGCTGGCAGACCTGGTAAGCCAGGCAGAGCGTGAAGAGATCACCAACGAACTGGAACAGCTACAGACCTGGAAGCCTGACAATGACGGTAAGCTGATGCTAAAGCCAAAGGCAGAGATCAAGCTGGATATAGGCCGATCACCAGACTGGAGGGATATGTTCCTGATGAGATCCTGGTTTGACTACAATGAGTACGATATACCAGATGATATAGAACGTAGGTTAGGAATAACAGCTTAAATATAAACAGATATGGGGTTATTTGACACTATCAAGAACGAGGTGAAAGCTGCTATAGGCTATCAGCAGAGTTTCACTGAGCTGCTGGAGGCAAAGGATGTTTCCAGGGCTGTGAGTATGATGAAGGATTGCTCAATCCAGGCTGCACAGAATCTGTTGGAATATAACATTTCAACGCATAAGATCATGGAAAGGCAGGATAGGGCTGTGTATGACAAAAAGGGAAACTTTCTCAGATGGAGCAAGCGATGGAAGATCCCCATCCCTTATCCTGTTTTCATCAATGAGATAGCCCTGGTTTTCCTCTATGGCAGACCTGTGAAGTGGACGCAACTTTCAGAGGGTACAGATGATGCTTTCCAGAACTATACCCAGCTGAATGAGAAAGTGCGTTTCAATGCCATTGTGCGTGAAGCAAAGCGTGTGGCTGGTGCTGAGGGTATTTCTGCCATCCTGTACCATGTGTACCGTGACAGTAAGACTGGTGAGCCTAAGCTGCTGCTGAATGTGCTGAGCAAGAAAAACAATGATGACATCTACCTGATAAAGGATCAGTATAAGCGTCTGACAGCCTTTGCCTGGGGCTATTATCTGACTGAGGCAGGAAACAACACAGTACACCACCTGGATATTTACACCGATGATACCATCTACAGGTGCAAGCGTGCAAGTATAGGATGGGAGGTGCTGGTACTGCCTAACCCGATTGGTAAGATCCCAGCCCTGATCTTTGAGCAGGAGGTAGAGCATGATGGTACACAGCCGATGATCGAGCGCACAGAGGCACTGACATCAACCGATGCTGACGTGAATGATCGCTTCGCAAATCCAGCTATGGTTGCAACGGCTGAGATCCTTAACTCACTGCCAAAGGCTGAGGAAGAGGCTAAGCTGTACATCCTGAAAAACGGTGGTAAGGTTGAGTATCTTACCTGGGATCAGGCAAGCCAGAGCAAGCAGAATGAGTATGAGCGTCTGGATAAGCACATCCTGAGCAAGTCTTTCACTCCGAATATCGACTTTGACAACATGAAGAATCTTGGCAATCTCTCTGCTAAGGCGATCCGCAAGGTGATGCTGCTGGCTGTCATCAAGGCAGAGAAGCGCAAAGAGACCCATGACGGTTATATGAGCCGACATTCCAACCTTATGCGTGCGATCCTGGGCAATGTGTTGGACTACACCCACAAGTCACAGTATGATGCCCTACAGATAGGCCATGAGTTCCAGGAGCCATTTGGTGATGATGTATCTGAGACCCTGAATGACATCCTGAGACAGTACGGTGCTGGTGGCATGAGTACACAGACTATGCTTGAATTGTCGTACCTGATTAAGGATGCTAAGAAAGAATATGAGCTGATCAAGGCAGAACAGCTTGAAAAGTTGGAGCAACAGATGAAACAACAGCAGGAGCTTAACAAGCTGGATATATTCGGACAGGGAGAGTAAGGAGGTTGCTATGCCAAAGATCAAGAAACTTGAAGAATCAAAGGGGCTTTACTATTTTATGTGCCCTGCTTGCAAGAAACCGCATGAGATAGGGACTGATCCAGCTGATCAGTTCCCTGTCTGGCAGTTCAATAAGGATCTGGAGAGACCTACGATCAGACCTTCTGTAGCCGTTGAAAGCACCTGGAGGGGTGAGCGTACCTATTGCCACTCATTTGTGACAGACGGTAAGATCCAGTTCCTGGATGACTGTACCCATGAGTGCAAGGGAATGACATTAGAATTACCAGATATAACTAAAGAATATGAGCTATGAAAGTGAAGAAAGTAAAATGGACTGAGTTCAACAATGCTGCCTATATGGTTGCATCAGAGAATGACAAGACCGTTGATCCAAGGGATTACGAAAAGACCTATGAGGGTGAGGTGATAGACACGTACAAACCGATATTCGGATCACCCAGGTTTGTGGTTGTGCTGCCTGATGGTAGGATCCGTGAGGTGAAGATGACAGAGTGTAGGGCTACCCAGTTTGAGGGAAAGAAACAGTAGCCTTGCAGCCTTTTAACCTGGTGAACGATGGGAAAGGGAAAGTATCTCAGTGGCAAACAGCTCCAGCAAGCTCTCTTTAAGCGTACAGAGGGCTATGCTGCCAATGTCCGTGCCATCTACAACGATTCACTGGGTAAAATCATTGATATAGTGAAAGGCACTGAGCTGGAAGATGGAGTGCCTTTCTCCTTTTCTGAGTACGGATATACCGATGAGGTACAGCCGATCCTCAGGAATATGTACAGCCGTGTTTACCAGGCCATCCGTACAGGAGTGGAAAAGGAGTGGCTTTTTGCCTCAGAGAATAACGATGAGCTTGTAAAGTCTGTGTTTGGTGATAGTTCCATTGAGGATAACCACTTTGCAAAGTACTTTCTGAGAAACAGGGAGGCTATGGATGCTTTCTTTGCCAGGAAAACCCAGGGGCTTGATCTCTCTCAAAAGGTATGGAAGTACACCAGTCAGTATAAGGGTGAGCTGGAGGGCACGCTGGATCTGGCTATAGGTGAGGGCACACCAGCAAACCAGCTTGCATCAAAGATCCAGCAATACCTACAGGATCCTGACAGGTGGTACAGGCGTTTCCGTATCAAGGTTGGTGAAGATGAGAATGGAAACCAGATCTATGGCCGTATATGGAAGCGTAGGATCTTCGACAAAGAGGATGGTGTTTACAAGTGGATCAACGATGATCCTAAGCACTACCATCCAGGCCAGGGTGTCTATAGATCCAGCTACAGGAACGCCCAGAGGCTGGCACGTTCTGAGACCAATATTGCCTACAGGTCAGCAGACTATGAGAGGTGGGCACAGCTTGACTTTGTGGTTGGTGTTGAGATCAAGCTATCAAACAACCATCCAGAGCCAGACATCTGTGATCAGCTGAAAGGTATCTATCCAAAGGATTTCAAGTGGACTGGCTGGCATCCTAACTGTAGATGCTACATGGTTCCAGTGCTGGCAACGGATGATGATCTGGATGAAATGCTTGATAAGATCATGGATGGTGAAGAGCCAGGAAACCTTTCTGTTGATCCATCCAATGAGGTTACAGAGGCTCCTGAGACGTTCAAGAAATGGCTTGAAGATCCTAAGACACAGGAGCGCATGGAGAAAGCTGAGGAAAAGGGTACGCTGCCTTATTTCATCAGGGATAACAAAGACCTGGTGAATAACATCCTGAAACCTCCTACACCTGAGGAATTGCACCACCAGGCTCTGGTTAAGCAATATGGAGAAAAGGCCGTACAGGATCTGTATGATGCTTTTGAGGCTTTCAAGGCTAAGATCTCAGGCGGTGATCTGGCTTTCCAGGTAAAGAAGCTCAAATTTGAGGCTCAATGGGTAGCCGATAAGAATAAGTTTGCCACATCCCAGGAAATGGCAAAGATGCTACAGGATGAGCTGGCAAAGGTTGAGAAGAAACTGGAGATCCAGACAGCTACAAACGAGGCTCAGAGCGTCCTGGCATTTACAAGTAAGAGCAAGCCGCTGAAAGATCTACAGGCACAGTTAAAGGAGGCTATTGCACTTGGTGAGGATCCTGGAGTGATCAGGGATCTTACGGCAAAGGCTGCAACGAAGATCCAGGAGCTGGAGAAAGCCAGGCTAAAGAAGCTGATAGCGCAAGGCGGTGATGGATCCACTATAGATCTTTTTGCCACTGATGCTGAGAAACTGGAGGTAGCAAGGCTACAGGCCGCTTATGATGATCTCCTGGCTAAGCACAGATCACAATGGCACTATTCTGTAGATTCAGCATACCAGACGCTGGCAGAGTATAAAAAGGAGCTGGCTAAGAAATACCATTCTCATCAGGGAAAGATCCTGAAACTGAATGGTGAGACTGAGGAAAGCGCAAGGAAAGCCCTTAAAGAGTACCTGGAGGCAACGCCTAACACGTCTGCCATGACTGAGGTAGGTGGTAAATGGCACTTGAAAAGCTCTGAGCGATATGCTATGGAGCAATTTAGCAAAGAGTATGGGATCCCTGTGGAAGAGCTGGGACTGATCAACAGGTATTCATACGGATCAAAGTGGATAAACCGCTACAGTTATGGTGTAATTGATAGCTATCATGGTATTGTGGAAGATTACGGTGGTCTGTGTCCTAAGTTCATACAGGCTTGTAATGCCGCCTTGGAAAAGATGCCCAGATACCAGGGTACTGTTTTCTCTGGTGTAAGCTTTGACAGCGCAACACTCGCAAAACAGATCCAGGTGTTACAGGAGTGCCTAAAAACAGGACAGCCATACACTAATAAGGCTCTGATGAGTTCCACTACCAGCATAGAAACAACAAAGATCTTTGGTGATAACTTTATGTATGTGATCAAGTCAAAGAATGGAGCCGACATAAAGGCTATATCACACTACAGATCAGAAAATGAAATCGTCTTTCGTGCTGGTGCTAAGTTCAAGGTTACTAAGGTGTACCAGGAAACCACACAGCGTTTCGGCTTTGGAAAAGGCTGGGTAGTTGAAATGGAAGAGATATAGGGATTGTCACACTAAAATAAACGTTTGCCATAATTATATACCCAAAAGCGTGACAAAAAGGGAGGCTCTAAACCTCCCTTATCCCTGTTTCAAATGTCTTTGCCCAGTCAGTCTGATCCCCGAATGGGTTAGGTGATTTACCTGGTAGATACTCCTGTATCATTTCCGCTTTCCATTTCTTGTAAGCGTCTGCCAGTGATACGCTTGTATCTGAGCGATCCAAATAGTTCATGTGGAAGTCTCTCTCATACTCCCATAAAGAAGCCGCCAGAGGCCGTTTCTGATCATTCTGGTAGGGGTTTTCGCTCTCTCCCTTAAACCATCTGTAGTTTGAATAGTCCTCAGTGATCCCTGAGAAAAATCCGTGCTCATTCCAATCCTTTGCCATATCACTCGCTTCTTAGTTCTTTAATAAAACTTAAAATTCCACCAATCTCGTCACCAAAGCTTGCACTATTGATAAATTCTTCCAATTCGTTAAGCACTGCGTTAGCACCTGCTTCATAAGTACATTGCATAGTTATTGCGTGTTTGTCGTTATCACAATGCTCATACACATACTGATGTGCCAACTCTTTAATTGTCTTTGCCATATCACTTGTTATTTATGTATTTATTGAATTTCCTGATCACATCCAACATATCAAAGTGTAAATAGCCAAGTGCAAATGAATAGATCCTGTCAGGAACACCCCAGCGGGCTTCTGCTATTGATCCGACAATAGCACCGATAGTATCACTGTCACCTCCAAAGGAGATAGCACGTCTGATAGCATCCTCAAAGCTATGTGAGTTGCAAATGATCTGGAGGCAAAGAGGTACAGTACCCTGGCACGTCTCATCAAACTTACCAGGTGTAAACTCCTGGTGTATAAAGCCAGGATAATACTGATCCATTGTACTGATAAAATCCTGGAGATCCACAATTTTAGATGTGGCAAAAGGCTCAATTTTGCCTTGAATACGGATTTCACTTTGCTCACAGTTCCTGAAATACCAGATAGCATGAGCAACAGCAACAGCTCCCAGGATCCCCTCAGGATGGTTGTGGCTCACTGCTGCAGTCTTTTCTGCCTCTTCTTTTACATCTGTCGGGTTATCGTATGCCCAGGCTACAGGGCTAACCCTCATGGCAGCACCATTACCGAAGCTGTTGTAAGGCTGAGGATTCTCAGATCTGAGCCATTGGGCAAAGCTGACACCATAGCCTCCCATCGGATGGGGGAACTGCCTACACCACTCCAGGATCTTTTCCTGATAGCTCTTACCGCTCACTATAGCATCCATGATAGCGACCGTGCAGATCGTATCATCAGTGAAACTACACTCATCAGAGAACATCTTGAAATTGTAGTTCCTGGTATTGTTAAACTCAAAACGTGATCCGATCACGTCACCTACTATTGCTCCTAACATCTTTTCTGTTGTTTGGTTATTACTCTCGATCTCCTTATAGTGGCTTTCCTGGTTCTATACTCATCCTTGCCAGACAGGCACTGCCAGAGCCATTCCTTACCAGCTCCTACCACGTCTCTGGGTAGCTCCTGGTAGATAGCAGCTATAGAGCCGAAATACCAGTTCTTTTTGCCCTGGTAAGGCTCATTCAGCTCAACGTGTATAACATTATTCTGTTTCATTTCCTACCTCCTTTCTTTGATTCATACTCTCTAATTGCCTCGATACCTTTCTGACAGACGTAGTAGTTGAAGCCCATACGCCTGAGGAACCCCATCTTAACAAGCTTACCAAGGTAAGCACCGCCACACCTCCAGGCTTTCTTTCCAGAACAGGCTCCATAGTCACCCTGGTTGCTCATGGAGGTGAAAAGGTACTCCTTATCAAGATCCTTTCCCCAGAACTCCAGGGCAAACTCATAGGCTCTGATCGTACCATGCTTTTCAAGCTTCTTGGAGACGATCTTTAATGCCTTGTATTGCTTATCATTTATCATATAACTGTGTTTATTGAACGCAAAATTACTAAATTATTTCAGAAATACCAAAGGTTTTGCAAGAAAAATGCAAAATTTACCTGGTTTATGCCTCAGTGGTAGTGTTTTCTTACGCAAAAGCTCCTGATCCTGTGCCAGAAAGGTTGCTTGATCTTTGCCTTACAGGGCTTACCCTCTTTGTGGCGAGTGTGCCAGGATTCCCGATTGTATTGCCTGAGATCCAGGTGTGGGTTATCACAAACACGGACATCATAGTATCTCAATCTCTCTAATTGAGCCTCCAGCTCCTCCAGACTGAAAGGCTCCTCCAGCTCAACAATGTAGCCCACTGTCACCTCATCCTCACTTGATTCAGCAAAGAAATCCTCCAGAGCCTTAGTGATCTTTTCTACAGGCACTTTGCTCTCAGTGGCTATGATCTCAGCAAAGAGCTGGATCTTATCCCTGTGTACTTTCTTGTATTGCCTTGCAAGCATAGTTACACCTCCTTTCTCTCAAACAGTTCACAAGCCTTGCAAAGCCTGGGCTTAGCATAGTAGATCACCTGATCCTTAAACTTTGGGTGTAGGATCTTCTTACGTTTCTTGAAACACACATAGGATAGATCCCAGGCATTGATGGTAGCCTTACCCTTCCCCCAGTGCTTGCAATCCTTACACCTGGGATCATCAGCACCCTGGATCTTATTCAACTTATCTACAAAGCCTCTCAGAGCTTTCTCGAATTGGTTTAGATCATCTTTACTGGTGAAAGCAGATCCAGGCTCTCCATGCCACTCAACAGACGTTTTTTCTCCATCTGTAAAGTTCAGTGTAACATTAATAATACCTTTCATTGATTAACTCCTTTCTTTGTTAGTTTGTCAATCAATTCACCAAGCTTATCCACTTGAACAGACAGCTTGTTTGCTTTTCTGCCCCACCACCACCTGGTGAATATAGATTTTGTAAGAGACTTGTATTTTGCCTCCATGAATTTGTGTGCCAATTCAACATACTGATTCGCCAATATGTTGTTTGCGAACTTATTTATACTTTCAGCCATTTGAGCTGTTGATTTACCGAAATCGGCAAAAGCCTTTGTAAGCTCATCAGCTGTTTTCTGAGTAATACCTTGGTAGTATTCCTCATCAGCTTTGACAAACTGCCTCTGGTTCCTACAGTACCTGATCACTTGATCACCTTCAAAGACAGGGTTTAACTGTCTTTCAACATACTTTTGGCACTGATTCTTAACAGGACAGTGCTCACCATTACAAAATGTACTCATACCTTTTTCCTCCCAAAAATATCATAATCAGATTCAACGAATATCCTGCTATCAGGAACACAATAGTACTCACCCTTGAAGTTAGCCAGGGCAAAATCGGAAAAGCTCTCTTTCCAGTAGATCTTTAGATCCTTATCAACAGCCTTGCTGGTGACATTCAGAAAGAACTCCTTACCTTTCTTAGGATCATAGTAGTCTTTCTTAACTCCAGACATCAGCCCAATCTTATAGAGATCACAGAACCCAATAGTTTCATTGATCATCCTGAGTGAGCTATCAAAGTCCACAATAGGCTCTATACTGGCAAATGTCTTGAAGCCTCTCTCATGTAAGATCCTCATTGCCTCAATACGCTCCTGGTTTGTGCTGGCTCCAGGCTCCTTATCGTCACATCCTGTAAGGGTGAAACCAAATGACAGGTGTGTTTTCCAGATCTGGTTTCTCCTGAGAAAGTAATCATAAATGAAATCAGCCCGCTTAGTCAGGAACTGTACACGTACACCATGTGAAAGCGCACAGGCGGTAGCAGCCCAATAGGTGCTTTTCACGTCTGGTAGGAACGGATCACTGGAGAAAGTAAAGAACAGGCTGGATGCTTTCAGAGCGTCCAGGTTAGCTACCAGTTCTTTCTCAAAGATCTCCAGGGCTTTCCGCTCATCCTTAAAGCACTTTTTCAGGTGTGGCTTGTTATCCCATACGTGGCTCAGGAAACCACGTTTGCAATAGCAATACTCACAGTCATTACTACACCCAGTGTAGAAGTTGCAAGCCCAGGGCGCATATTCTCCAGCTTTGCCTTTGGGGTTGTAGATGGCTTTGCCATCAAACTCAGGCTTTGCAGCCTTTTTCGTTGTCTTTGTTGTCATATCCATTCCTTTATATTGTTAATATACGTTTGTGGTACATAGTAATTGAACTCACCACGCTCCAGGGCTTCTATTTCAGCCTCCAGAGCCTCGATTTTTTTATTCATGGCCTCCTGATTGAAACCGAACAGATCAGGCACTACAGGCCGTTCCTGGAGCCTTTTGAGCTGTCCTTTCTTTGCTTTCAGGAATGAGGCAGACTTTACAGTGATATACTCTTCACCCTGTAAGAGCGTCTGGGCACAGATAGCCAGCTCAACCTTTCTCCTTGGGTGTCTTACCTTGATCCGTGCTGCCAGGTACTCAAAGTACCATTTCCATTGCTCAACAATCTCCATAGGCAGTTTGTTTCTGTAGTAAACCACCTCATCAACGTGGTATTTGTCGTAAACCATGATCTTAATGCAGATCTGGGGGATCTCTTTTGTCTCTGCCATATCAGAATCTCAATTTAAGTTGTAATTCCTCTGGGTGCTTTCGGTAGTATTCCCTTTTGCACTTGATGTTATATTCTGCCATTTCAAGGCAGCTATCAGAGGGAGAAAACCCAAACAGACAGTGCCACTCTGGAACGTCTGGAGATCCTAACGTCTTTGTGTACTCCCAGTGTGTGCATTTATCACATTTAGATTTCTTAGCCATTCTTTTACAGTTTTATCAATTATTGTACTACTGACTTGCAATGGTTTGATTTCTGGCAGTTTTGTTTTTAGAGGTGTCCCTATCTTTACAGGAGTGGGAATTTCACGGCTCGTTACATCAGCAACCAGGTATGGTATTGGCATAGCATTTATCATCTGAGACAGATCATTAACCAGGAATTTCTCAATCATATTCCTCATCCATTCCTCAGAATGGCTATTCATCCCCTCTACCATCTTACGAAGTATTTCATTGTCTGTGTAGTAGCTCATACTAATATTTTCTACTTAGTAAATCCCAGTTCTTTCTTACCCTCGTTCACTGCCAGGTTAAACCTCGCCCAGAGATCATCACTCTTAAAGATGATGTGCAAAGTGCCTTTCTTGAAACATCTGAATTTGAAGAACTCACTTTCATGTAGGCTATTGTCACCAACACTAACAAATGAAATTGCCTTTTCCAGGCTCATGTGATCGTAATCCTCTGCTGTTGCCTTATATCCAAACTGATAGCTACCTATCTCTTTAAACTTAGCCTGTCCTTTTTCTGAAAGGCTATTAAGTCTTTCATAGGGAATGCCTGAGATAAAGCACATCACCTTATCAATATCTCTGTACTCATCGTAGTGGTTCCAATTTGCCTTATATGTAGCACTCCAGGAGCTGTCAACAAAGCAAGGCAAAATGATCTTTTTATTCACCTTGAATCTGTTGTTTGTTTTCCATCCCTCAGTGTACTCAGTGTTATCCTTATGGAACTTGGTGAACATATCATAAACGTCCACAACGGCCTTTTTGAGGATGTTCTGACTATTGAGACACACGAACTGGATCAGCTTAAATATATTCTCCCTGTTAAGCTCATAGGCTCCCTGAGCCTCGCAGAACTGATCAAACGTCTTTCTTAGGTTGGCTGTCATGTACTTTTCCATTCCAAGGTTGGAAATGATTTCTTTCCATGCTTTTGACTTTGCGGCATTCAGGAAAGCATTGTAGGCAAATTGCATATCATTACCGCTGTCTTTCATAGCGGCCATCTGCTCACCTACCAGCTTGCTCACATCCTCTGTACCCATAAATGCAGTTACATAGAAATCCAGCTTCTTACGTGCCTTGATGAACTCTACAGCCGCCTCCTTTGCCTTATCCCATGCGTGTAGGTAATCTCCCAGCTTATCAACTATAGCGATCTCAGATCCAGAAGAAACGGCCTCTTTGAAATCTGGCACGCCATCAATCTTTGCACCATCACCAAAGTCAATGTGCCATCTTTGATCCTCTACCTCTTTGTGCAATCTTACCATTGCAATATCTACGTTTGTCTGTCTGCTGGCAAACTTGAAACACTTACCCAAGTATTCTACTGATCCATGCTCTTTGATGATCTGAGCCAGGAGCTTTCTCTTCTGGGTATATGGATTGTTGATTGTCTCAGCATTCAGTAGGCAAACGATGTCACCAGTCCACATAATATCCCATGCGTGCAAAAGGTGATCATCACCATTGCTAAACGGTGGATTCATAACTACCAGGTCAAAGGAGTGTGCTGGCTGATAGGAAAGGAAATCATCAGCCAGGATCTTATATCCCTTACCCTGTAGCACCATCACAAGCTCTGGGTTTATCTCACAGGCATACATATTGCTCTTTGGAGCCTTATAGCCGTAGCTGTCAGACAGATAATCCAGGATTGATCCTGTGCCTGCTGACGGTTCCAGGATCTGTAGTTTCTTGATGTCTTTCCTATACGGCATCAGCATCTTACTGATAACGTCTGTAGGTGTAGGGAAATACTCTGTATCGAAAATATTCTGGCTCATATCTTATTTTATACTTATACTCTCTGCTCTATCTGTATTACCGTTTTTCCAATCTATCAAAATGGAATAATCATCAATTTCAATTGAGATCTCTTTTACCTCGCTACCACTAAATTTGACGGTGCTACCGTCCCATAACTTTGCTACCATATCAATATACTCTTTGGTTAGTTAAACAAACATCAAAACTCTTACCTGAAAGCGATGGGCATTGCTTTAATGCAAAGCGTTTTAGTTCCTTCATGTCATAATGTGGTTTTGGCTCACCATCTATGATTTCTATAAAAGGTAGGCCAGGGTATTTGAGTTGGCGAAAGAAAGTGCCATCACTCAACATTACATCTATTAGTTGTGCTTTCTGTGTCATAATCATACCTCCTTAACTTTGTCTGCTAATAACTTTACTGTTGTCATAATCGTCTCATCGAATGAGACAATGCCATTATCAATATTTATAGTTATGTTTTTCTGATCTATGAAATAGCCGTGTTCCCGACAGAATTGTGCAAGCTCATGCCTGAACTTTTGGATCTCTGCCTGTAAGTCTATCTTTTTAGCCATGCTATGCCTCCTTTCCTGGATAGATCTCTCTTACACTCTGGAGCGTGTCAGCATTCACCAGGGCAATACGCTTATAGTAACGCTTGCATCCCTCCTGGAAACCTCCACACCATTTCATATCATTATCATATTGCTTGATGGTATTCTCTACCACCTTATCAAGCTGATCATCCCAGATGGGGAAACCAGCACCGATCCTGATCTGATCCTCAGTGTCATGCTGTAGCACTCTCACTGTAATTTGATTCTTTGCCATATCTGTAGTGTTGCATTGTGGAGGGGCTTTCACCCCTCCTGGTTATAACTATTGTTGATCTCGTTTGGCTGGTAGCCGTTAAGACGTGCCCTGTGGTTTGCCATCTTTGGTGTCTTAGCCTTGAAAAGGAATTTCCTGGTGTCGTGATCATATCCTACCAGGTAGCTTTCTCCAAGCCTTTTCTCTTTGACTATATCACACTGTGCCATAACTATACCCTCCTTATTTAATATTGTCAACGATATATTCTTTATCCTCATCCCAAAGAGGCAGATTCTGTCTGATCTTACGCTTGATCACCTTATCATGCCCTATCAGCTCGATAGCTTTGTTAAGCAGCTCAATGTCACCAAAGCACTGTGCTCTCTCCAGGAGGAAATCAACCAGGACTGATCTTTCCTCTCTCATAGCATCCAGCTTGTCTTTCAGGTTGTCTGCCTGCCTGAAATAGGTGGCTAACAGAGTGCTCTCATGGTGCTTTTTGTAGTCCTTGCAGAACTCATCCTTATCCATGTTACCAGCCTCCAGGTACATTGCCTCTACCTGCTTGTATTGATCCTCTGTAAGTTCAATACCTGTGCGATCAAAAAACTCTTTCTGTGTCATAATCTGAAAATTTAAATTGATGTTGCATTCGGTGTGTTTGTGAAACACAGTGCAAATATATAAAGTATTTCCGAAATAACAAAGTTTTTAGGCTAAAAATTCACCAAGTAAACGTGTTTTTAAGAAGATTTAACCATTTTACCAGGTAAATTTAAGGTGTGTTTAGTGAACACATTCAAAAATAAATTCTTATATTTGCACCGATTTTTATTAATAAATGCAACTGAAATATGAACAAACAACTCTTTGAAAAGGTTAAAAGTCTGTGCAAAGACACTGGACTTTCAGAGAAGTACCTTAAAGCGATAACCGAAAAACTCGGTGGCAGCATTGAGGATGATTCTACTGATGAGACAGCGATTGAAACAACTGCAAATCTGATTGCTGACGTGGCTAAGGAAAGCCAGGGCGAAAGCTCCAGGTGGGTAGATGCTTTCAAGAAAAAGAATCCCAAGCGCAAGGGTTCTGATGACGATGATGACGATCCAGACGATGATGACGATCCAGATGATGATGACGATGATCCAGCACCAAAGAAAGGTGGTAAAAAGGATCCGTACATGAAGATGCTCCAAAAGATGCAGAAGCAGATGGACGCTCAGAGTAAGGAGCTGGAAACCCTGAGAGGCGAAAGGGCTAAGGGTGAGCGTACCGCTAACATCCAGAAGCTGATGGAAACCCACAAAATCCCCTCGTATCTGCGTGATACGCTGGCAAAGTCTATTGCTGAGGGTGATGATCCTGAGGAATCCATCAAGAATTTCAAGCAGGGTTTGATCACCAACGGACTTGAAACTGAGGAACCAGAGGGTAAGAAAGTGGCAAGTGAAAAGCAAGTAGATGAGGCTGCTGATAGCTTGCTGGAGTCAATAACAGTTAAATAAGTAAGAAGATGAAACGTAAGACCGATTCATTCACTGGCCAACGCCCAGTGTTTACAGGCTCTCCCAGTATCGTACCTGGTGGTTTCAATCTGGACGTGGTAAACCAGAATTTCAATGTGGGTGACGTGATCCCCATTGGTACTGTTGCCAAGTTCGATGAGCAGACCAGAACGGTGAAGATCCTGAAAACCGCTGAGGTTATTGCCATTGATGCAGATGACAACACTAAGGTGTCTCTGCGTGTTGCCGAGTTCTTCAAGCCTGTTTTCTGTGTTGGTGATAAGGTCGCAAAGGCTGGTGCTATCTCTGGTGCTTTTGCCGATGCTATCTCTATCTCTGCCATTAACAAGACGAAGAGCACGTATGTAGTTACCCTCAGTTCAGCCATTACAGGACTGGCTGTAGGTGATACTCTGGAAGAGGTGGTTTCTGCTGCCTCTGCTGAGGTTGTTGCTGGTATCATGGTTACTCATGGTGACAGCGATCACATCTATGTAGTTACTCCTGGGCTTGATCTCAAAGCTGGTGATAAGGTGATGAACTATCCGCTTGCAAGTGGTGCTCTCATTGCCAACGCCATTGCCGTTACCTCTTACGATCCTGTAAGCGGAAAGCTGGTTCTGGCATCAGATCCTACAGCTGCTGCTGTTGGTGATCAGCTGGTTAAGGTATTTGCCGATGCTACCACATCAACAAAGGCTGCAACCTCTCAGGCTGCTGCTGCTGAGGTCGTTGGTAATGCCGTAACGATCAAGGATGTTACGGTTGATGAGTTTGAGACCGCTATTGACGTGTGCGCTGATACTATGCAATACGCTCTCCTGGAGAGACGTGTGCCTAAGATCCCCGCAAGTCAGAAAGATGCCTCTGGCATGGCTCTGGCTGGAAATCCGCACGTTAAACTGTCTCAGTCGTTCTAACCATTTAAAGCGATTAAGATATGGTATCAATTTTCCAATCATTCAAGGGCTTGCACAAGAATGGTGCTCCCCTTGACCTCCTGGCTACCTGGAGGAAAACTTTTGATAAAGCCTCTGAGCGTGAGGTGGCTTTGTTCCAGAAGATGTACTGCGATGAGTGGTTTGACTGGAACACTCCACAGATGAGCCTGACAGCTGAGGCTATCGTAGGTAAGTACAGGATCCGCTTCATGGCTACCCTGATTGGTGATGAATCACCAACCCCACTGAGGCGTTCTGACGGTTTCGACATCTGGACTAAGGAGATCCCCCGTGTGGGTCACAAGTTCCCGATGGCAGCAAGGGACTATCGTAAGCTCCTGGAGATTTATGAGAACCCACGCCTGAAAGAAGCCGATAAGGTAAGGCAGATCGAAAAGACCTTGAAGCATGACGTTCAGGATGCCTATCTGGGCTGTAAGGATGTTATGGACTTCATTGTTCTTACCATCATGTCTAACTGGGGTGTTTGTCAGTTCACTCCTGACATCAACAACCCTGGTGGCCGTAAGTATGAGGTTGACTACCTCATGGGTGAGCAGAACAAGCTCATGGCAGCTTTCAACTGGACTACAGCCAACACAGCCGCTGGAAAGGTACAGCCTATCCTGATGCTGGCTATGATCTGTGCTGATCTCCGCAACCGTGGTATTGAGCCTGGTGAGATCCTGATGAGCCAGGATCTGTACTTCTGGCTTCGCATGGATGCTACTACAAGGCTCCTGGCTCATGGTACTGACAAACAGGCTCAGGTGGTTACTGAAAGTGAGATGAAGGCTCTCCTGACAGAGAACCAGATCCCACAGATCACAGTTATCACCCGCAAGTTTGCCATTGATCGTGATGGAGCACGTAGCACCCTGGATCCCTGGAACCACAACTTTATTGCTATCAAGCCCGCTGGTAAGATCGGTGAGATCCAGCCCGCCATTGAGGATAGCGAGTTGATGGAAGAGGAGAATGTGGACTACATGAACGCTGGTAACGGTATTCGTATCGCTAAGTGGCGTACAGGTGAATCCACTAACCAGGTAGCTGCTGAGTACACTCAGGGATCTGCACGTCTGTTGCCTCTGATCACTGAGATAGACGCTATCATCTGTCTCCAGGTACGTGGCATTGTTGAAAAGACAGTTCCTGCTGTTGATGGCAATGAGCGTATGTACTGGACTAAGTATGAGTATGACAATGGCACAGCACCCTCTTTGGACGCAATCCCTGAGGGTTAAACTGAGAGGTTATGAAAGTCAGAGTTAATTTCATACTGACAGTTCTTGTCACCTTTAGGAGTGTAACGGATCATAAGACCGTTCACTCCCAGGGTGATACCCTGGAGATCCAGGATGTGAAGCGTGTGAACAATCTGGTGAGCCGTGGGCTTGCTGAGATCGTAAAGGTTGAGACTGCAATAGAAGAGGATGAGCCAGTGATCAACAATCCTGGCGGTGCTGGTAACACTGGTAACGCTGGCGGTGGTGACAACGGTAAGCCTACTACTGTAGCTTTCGATGGTAAGGATTACGATCTCCAGGTCATTAAGGATGCCCTGGTTTCTATAGGAGTGATGTTTGCGCCTAACGCTGGTGTGAACGGCCTCACTAAGAAAATCGGTGAGCTGACTGATGATCAGAAAGCAGCTCTGGCTGAGAAGCTTTCAACTAAAGAGTAAATCCTTATGGCAGACACTTACACGAAACTTGACGCTCTGATCGGTGAGCTGGATCCATATACACCCAGCCCAGCCGCTCTGAAAAAGAGCCTCATTGACGCTGGTATTACTGGCTTTGATGAGGAATACACCATAGCCGATAAAAAGGCAGTGGCTAAGGCCGCAATCACAGTCCTGAGACGTTTGATAGTTCTTTCATCTGACAGCATGGGTAAAAGCTCCCAGGGTTATAAGACAGAAGAGCTTGAAAAGCGCATTAAGGATCTGGCTAATGAGAACGGCCTGGATGTTGAGGATTTCGTTGAAGTGCCCTCTGTTGAGGATGGATCAAATAGATGGTAGGCTATGGGCAGATGGAACGGCACTTTCAAGTATCGGAACCAGGCAGATCCTGAAAGGGATCCACAGACAGGTTTCTATGTCGGTGGTGAGGGTTCGGAGGAATGGGTAGATGCTGGTATGTGCCAGATCGATAAGTACGCTCCAGCTAAGCAGTACGTGGGAACGGATGGGCAGACCCATTCCTATACCTACAGCCTGTTTGTGATGAAGCCTTTCAAGGGTGATCAGATCACCATTGGTACAGAGGTTGAGATCACACTGGAAGATGGTACTGTCGATCAGTTCACTGTCATTGGCACGGAGAATCAGAGAAGATACTTTGAGATATGGGGATAAAGCCTAAGTTTGGTAACGGTGCTGTAGCGGCTCAGGTCAATGCCTTTCAGGTGAGACTGGAAAAAGCCACCGTTTTCATGCTACAGTACCTTGGTGAGGAACTTGCTAAGTACGCTAAGGAAAGGCACAATTACCAGGATCAGACAGGCAATCTCACAAACTCCATTGGCTATGCGGTGGTTAGGCAGGGTAAGATCCTTACTTATGGTGGGGAAAACCAGCCTGGAGAGGGAGCCGCTGAGGGGCTGAAAGTAGCACAGCAGATGGCTGCAACGCTCCCAAACTCTTTCTCACTCATCATAGTGGCAGGAATGAACTATGCCGCCTACGTGGAAGCAAAGGGGTACAACGTGATCCTACCAGCACAGCTGAAAGCCATGAATGATTTCCCAGCTACAGTGCAAAGGCTGAAAGCTATGGCAACAAAAAAGGCAAATGAACAATTCGGAAACCTGTTATGATTACTACTGAGGAAATAGCTACTGTTGCTTACAACTTGCTCCAGGAGAGCGAAGTGAAAAGCATGATCTCTGGTGAAATAGACTATGAGAGAAATGACTATACCAAAGAGGATGTGATCATTGTCCCACATACCATACAGGGTGAGAGATCCGTGCGTTTCGGACAGGTGAACGTCAATATCCATGTGCCTGATCTGGTTAAGAAGTCTGGAAAGCAACCTGTTTACAGAATCAACTTTCCCAGGCTCATTGCTATCAAGAAAGCCGTGATAGAGGTGCTTAAATCCTATTACCAGAAAGATGCTGGATGGGACTGGACTGTGGGGGATCTAAACCCTCCGATCAAGGAACCAGGCAAAAATGAGCATTTCGTATCGCTTGCACTGGAGATCACAGTAAGAGAATAAACATTTTTAATTAAAGGAGAAAGGTATATGAAAATCAATGCAACAATGGGCGTTAAGTCGCTCAAGTATGGCGTAATCCAGGATGGCCAGTCAACCGCTACTGCCAGTACTGCGGTTAGTGATGTGTATCAGGACACCTGTACGTTTGTAACCAAGGATCCTACGACCACAGAGCATAAGAGTGAGACGAGTAAGAAGCGCATTATTCTCCAGACTAAGGAACCGCATGATCTGGTTTTCAGCATCATGGATCCAACGCCTGAGGAAATGGCCGCATTCATGGGTGGTACAAACCACACAACGGGCGAGGGCGCAAGTGCTGTCGTGGATGGCTTCACCGAATCTGAGGATGCAGAGCAGATCAACATGAGCTTTGAGATCACCCCTGTGGCTGGTCTGAAGCTGAAGATCCCTTCTGCAAGCGTTTCGGCAAAGATCAACTCCACATTCTCTGCAAAGGGAATTACGCTGTTGGAGGTCACTGCCACAACGACCAGTGCCATTACCTATGGTGAGGTATCATCTGCATCATAGTGGCGCAAAGAACAAAAAGAAAGCCTCCTATTCCCCTATTGGTTTAGGGGGCTTTATTCATAATACAGAAAACGATGGAAGAAAATACTAAACAGCAGCCAGAGCTCACAAAAGAGGAAAGGCTTGAAATAGAGGAAAGGGCGATACAGGCTCTGATCGATATGGGCGTAAAATTCTCTGTCCCATTGAAGATTAACCCAGTAAACCCGCCAAAGTACGTGAAATGGTGGAATAGGATGTTTCCTGGTCATGTGATAGTCTGGAGGGACAGAAGGATCAATAAGGACTGGAATGTGACAGTTGAGGAAATACCAGATGCCTCAATAGGCAGACAGAAAAAGATCTATATGCGGCATTTCCACATAAAGCCTCTGTACCTCGGTACGATTGACAGAATCAGGAGCCTGTACATACAGATCGAGTTTGATGAAGAGAGGTTCCAGGATAATCCTACAATGGAGGGTAAGAGACTATTCAGGTACATACGTCTTGTTGCTGAGATAGCCGCTGTTGCAGTCATCAACGATCCATCCGTTTCTGACCCGCTTAACAGGGAGGTGGTAAGGCTGAGGGATTTCTTCATTGAATACCTCACTGTTTCACGCCTGAAAAAGCTGGCTGGTGTGATAGCCCAGATGATGAACGCTGGGGATTTTACATCCTCTATCAGATCGATAAGGGAGATCGGGACAACAAAACCGAAACCCAGGGCAAATCTGGTAGAGAAATCATAGGGCTAAACAGCCCTTGGGGTAATCGTGGAGAGATCTGTAAGACCTATGGATGGACTTATGATTATCTGCTCTGGGGAATATCCTGGTTAAACATGACGCTTTTCATAGCCGATTCTGCCAGGACAAAAGATCTGCCATCCAAAGATGCGGGTGAGGATGTTACGAACATACGGCTCAATTCTGGGGATGATATTAAGAATTTCATAGACCACATGATGTAATGGAGAATATTAACGGAGCACTTGGTTTTGAGGCTACACTTGACATAAACGATTTCAAGGTATCTGCTGACGCAATGGATCGCCATATCAGGCAGGTTTCCACAAACGTACAGATGGAGGCTGACGCAATGGAACAGAGTATGCTTGACTTTGCCCAGAAGGGAGCCATGTACATTCAGGCTTACCTGGTAGGACAGGGAATGACAGGGCTGTTACAGAGCATTGTACAGGTACGTGGCCAGTTCCAGCAGCTGGAGATAGCTTTCACCACTATGCTTGGTAGTGAGGAAAAGGCGAGTGCTCTGATGAACCAGATGATCCAGACAGCAGCCAGGACACCGTTTGATCTGGCTGGTGTTGCTGGTGGCGCAAAGCAGCTCCTGGCATACGGTGAGAGTGCTGAAAAGGTCAACGATACGCTTGTGAGGCTCGGAAATATCGCCTCTGGTCTCTCCATTCCACTCAATGATATTGTGTACCTATATGGTACTACTATGGTGCAAGGCCGATTGTATGCCCAGGATGTGAGACAGTTCACAGGTAGGGGTATTCCCCTGGTAAAGGAGCTTGCGGCCATGTATGGTGTGACAGCGGATAAGATCAATGATATGGTCTCTGCTGGTAAGATCGGCTTTGCTGATGTTGAGAAGGTTATCAATAAGCTGACAGATTCAGGCGGTCAGTTCTACAACCTCATGGAAAAGCAGTCTGCATCCCTCACAGGCATGATCTCAAACCTGGAAGATGCCTGGGATAGTATGCTTAACAACATCGGAAAGGAGAACCAGGACACCCTGGCTGATGCTATCAGCAGTGCTACATACCTGGTTGAGCACTACCAGGATATACTTGACATCCTGAAAGCCGTTGCTATAGCATACGGATCCGTAAAGGCAGCTGTTGTGCTCAACACACTGGCTACTAAGGGCTATACTGGTATCGCCCTGATCGATAACACAGCACGACAGGCTAAGATAGCCCTTATGCGTGCAGAGGCTGTTGCTACAGGCCAACTGTCAGCACAGCAACAGGCCATGACAATGACACAGGAGGCTTACGTGGCCTCTCTGGAGAAAGAACTTACGGCTGAGGAACTTTCAAACCTGAGAAAGAAGCTCAGGATAGCCACCATCCAAGGTCTGCTGACAGCACAACAGGCAGAATATCTCTCTAACCTTGGACTTACTACCAGCTCACAGAACTATGAGGCGGCTGCAATGCAAGTCCTGACAGTTGATCAGAAACAGGCGTTACAGAAACTGGATCTGTCATCAAAGAGTGCCATCTATAGGGCAGCACTTGATCAGGAGGTGTTGGCAAAGCGATCAGCATCACAGGCAGCAAGGGAACAGGCTCAGGCAGAGCTTGAAGCCATGCGTGTAGAGGTGAGTGCTGCATCAAAGAGGATGGAGGCTACAAAGGCTCAGGCAGTAGCGGCCATGCAACGTACAGAGGCGGCACGCTATGAGTTGTACTGGGCTAAGCAGTCTGGTAATGCTTCTGCCATAGCAGCAGCCCAGAAGAAACTGGAGGCAGCTGAGGATAACCAGGCCATTGCGAGGAAAACAGCCCTGGCAGCATCTACGGATTTCTATACTAAGAAGAAAACACTGGAGATCACAGCTACGAAGGGAGCCACAGCAGCATCTGTGGCAGACACTACGGCTAAGGGTGTTCAGACTACAGCCACAAACCTATTGTCCGTTGCTACAGGAAAGGCTACCCTTGCGCTCAAAACGCTGTGGCTTACCATGAAAGCCAATCCTATAGGTTGGTTGATCACATTGATAGGTATGGGTATATCGGCATTTACCCTGTTTTCTGGGAAAGAAGAGGAAACAGAGGAAAAGGCTGGTACGCTTGCTAACGCCATGAAGAAATCATCGGAAGAGTTCAGCAATCAGGCTTCTAAGGTTGACAGCCTGAGAAAGATGATAGAGGATGGAAACCTTGCATACGATGAGAGAAAGAAAAAACTTGATGAACTGAAAGCCATTATACCTGATTACAATGCTGAGATCACAAAGGAGGGTCAGATCATCAATAACAATACAGAGGCAATAGAGAAATACCTGGTAGCCCTGGAGAAACAGATAAAGCTGAAAGCGGCTCAGGATGAGCTAACTGAGGCTTACAAGCAGAAAAGACAGCTGGAGAAAACTGAGCGCACTCAGTCGGATGCCTATTGGAACACCAGACAGTCTAATACGGCTCAGGGATATGACAGGAACGGAATAGTTGCCAAGACGCTCAGGTTGTTTGGTGCTGAGACAGAGACAAACCAGGAGAAAGCCCTTAACGATACAAGGCAGCAGCTTTCTGAGGTGAACAGCACCATCAGCGAACTGACTAAGGAGATCAACCAGTCAGCTGTTGCTACGGCAGGATCAACAGAAAAGATCAAGACCTATAAGGAACAGGTTGCTGATGCTGAGGCTAAGGTTAAGAAGCTTAACCAGGAGATAGCCGACATGAGGGCTGGAAAGGTTGTGGATGAGAACCTGGCAAAGGCTATAGCCGACAAACAGAAGGAACTACAACAGGCAAGCAGTGAGCTTGCAGCCCTCACAGGAAAGAAGGTGAAGGGTGGTAGCGCATCTACAGATAACAGTGCTAAAACGCTTGCTGAGAAACAGCTGGAGGCACAGCGCAAGTTGGAAGAGGCGAGGGTTTCTGTTATGGAAGAGAGCTATGCCAAACGTAAGGCAGCACTCGCTCTACAGCACCAGGAGAACCTTGACAGGATCAACAAAGAGGAAAAGGAGCTGGAGGCCGCATATAAGAAGAGTGGTAAGGGTAAGATGTCTGACACCGAAAAGGCTGGTTTCCAGGAGAGGCGCAACCTTGAAAACAAGGCATACGACCAGGAGAGCACAAAGCTGTTTGACGGTGAGATCGAATACAAGAAACGACAGTATGAAGCTTATTTCAAATGGGTTGAGAATGTCGGAAAGGATGTGGCAGACAGCCATTTCAAGACCCTTATTGCCGATGGATCCAGTTTCATTAACTGGGTAAATACCCAGATCTCACAGCTGGAGGCAAAGAAGCAATCAAATCCTGATAGCTTTACGGATGGTGACGCAAACGCCCTTAATGCCTTGAAGATCCAGATGGATGAGCTTGCTGGCACAAAATCAAGCCTTGACACATTCAAGGAAACGCTTGCTGACAATATCAGGCGTGCCCAGACGCTTGCTGAGAAGATCCAGGCTGTTGCAGACCTCAGGGACAGGCTTTCTAAGGGTGAGTTCCATCTTACAGGTGATGATGAGGCTGGAGCCAACTATGCGCTTAACCAGCAGGATTCAGACCTACAGAAAGAAGTACAGGATAAGATCCTGGTTGAGTACCGTACTTTCGAGGAAAAGCGAAAGTCCATACATGATGAGTATGCCATGCTGATGATTGAGGCTCAGAAGCAAAACGACCAGAATCGAATAAGGATGATCCAGGAGGCAGAGAATGAGGCGTTATCAGCCCTTAATGCCAGTGAGCTTATGCAATCAGAGAGCTGGAAAAACCTTTTTTCAGACCTTGACAGCCTGACTGTATCGGAAATCGACAAGCTCATACATGACATTCAGACCAGGATGAATACAGCTGATCTGAAAATGAATCCAGCCGACATGAAAGCTGTACTGGATAAACTTGATGAGGCAAAGAAAAAAGTGCTTGATACTAATCCTTTCAAGGCACTTGGATCAGCCCTGTCTAACGTATTCAAGAAAACAGAAAAGGATTCAAAGAAGTCAAAGAAGCAGATCCAGGTAGATTGGACTGACCTCGCAAAGGCAACTGAGGGGTGTTTCGACTTTGTTCAGGATGCAATTGACAGCTGTGAGGTACTTGGTGATGTGATCGGTGACACAGGAAAGGCTATGATCAGTACGCTTGGTGGTATCGCAACAGCTGGTATAGCTATGGCACAGGCTATTAAGACAGCTGAGAAGGGTAGCGTTATCCTTGCAGCCATTTCCATTGCCTTGCAAGCGATCCAGTTCATTGCTGGCCTGTTCAACAATGATGCTGAGCTTGAAGATAGAATCCAGGATCTACAGCGATATATTGACGGTCTTGAAGGTTCCCTCCAAAGACTACAGCATTCCTACGATAAGACGTTCTGGGCTTTCTCTGAGGATGAGGAAAAAGCCTACAGGGAACGCAGAAAGGCGATCGAGGATCAGATTCAGATACTTCAAAGCCGTTTGAAACCAGCAATGGCGTTGTTTAATTACGGTGAATACGATGCAATAACAAAGAAGATTAAGGAACTCAACTATGAGCTTGAAAAGGTAAGCAACCAGGGTGATATGTTTGACCTCATGGAACTCCAGAAGGAAAACCTGAGGGAACAGCAGGAAATGATTCGTAGGCAGATAGAAGCTGAGAAGGAGAAAAAGGATACTGACTATGATAAGATTGCCCAATGGGAAGAGAAGATCAAGGATATTGACACCCAGATAGAGGATCTCGGATATAGCATGATGGAGACACTTGCTGGAACTGATGTAAAGAGTGCAATTGACGATTTTGCAGATCTGCTTGTGGAAGCCTACGACCAGGGTATTGATGCAGCAGAAGCCCTTGGAAAGAAAACAAAGGAGGTGCTGAGGAATGCCGTTATCGAGGCTCTTAAAAGGCAGTTCCTGGCAAAGGGTATCAATGATGCCGTTGAATATCTGGGCAGTGCTATGGAGGATAACAACCTGACAGAACAGGAGCGTGAGCACTTCACATCTATGGTAAACGAGGCTGGCAGCGTTTTCAGCAATGCCCTCAACAGTATAGGTGACTGGATTAGGAACACAGAGGATGCCGCTGGTGATGCCCTCACAGGAGCCGTACAGGGGATGAGCGAGGAAACTGGTGGTCTGGTGGCTGGTAGGCTTAATGCCGTTGTGATCAACCAGGGCGAAATGATAGAAATGACCAGGCAGATGCTGTTGTACCATGCTGCAATAGAAAAGAATACGGCAAACACTGTCACAGAGCTAAGGGAGATCAAAGCATACATTCGTATGTCTAATTCTGGCAATACATTACTTTCACAAGGAATATCATAATATGGAACTGATCAAGCAATTACAGAAAGACGGTATAGAGAAGGGACTGTGCAAGGCGTATCAGGCTCTTCTGGAAAGATGTGGGACTGTAGAGAAGATGGCACAGCTATATATCAAGGGCATAGACTTCTGTATCAAGAATGACTATCCTACACTTGATTTCATTAGGGAGAATTTCAGGGGTAAGTGTGAGCAGTACGGAATATATGTTGACGATGTGGTTAGTGATCTGAGAAACGTGCCAGACCTGGTGTTTAACGGAAAGTGCAATGCAAAGCTGAGGTATGACGGTTACAGCGTTTCCAGGATCTTTGCAAGGCATAATAGCAGGGTGTATGTATATGCCCTTGAGAATGCCTATCTTACAATAGATGTTTTTGATAACTGTCACCTGACTATTGCCGTGGCTGGCAGCAGTGCTCAGGTGATGGTGAACAAATACGGTGATGCCAAAGTGGATTGCTTAGGCTCTGGGATCAGAATTAACAGTATCAATAAAAAAACGTATTAATTATGAAAGAAGAGAATTTGATCGCATACTTTCCGTTTGATGATCCAGACGGTGGTGGTAAGGCTTACGACTATTCCAAAAGCCGCTTGGATGCCGTAATGACAGGTGATGCCTGTTTCTCCAGGAATGCCGTTGAGGGTAAGTCTTTCATGTCAAACACTGGCAATGCCCAGACAACGAGGCAGATCCCGCTCAGTTCGGATTTCACGTTGGCTATGTATCTGTGCCCTGTCAGCGCAAGGCTTGGATGGCTTCTGAATTTCTCAGGAATAGATGACTATACAGAGCAATGGATTGACGTTGTGCCAGAGAAATGGATTTTCCTGGTGTTCCAGAAGGAACGCATGACTTTCAGGGTGTATAAGGATTTAGAGCTTATATATGAGCTTAACCTGACAGAGACACCTGTGGGATTCTCCATCAACGATGAAAATCTGATCAGCACTAAGGCTCTGATCGATGAGGTGAGGCTGTTCAATGCCGCAATACCCATATCTGAGCTTGCAAGCGATGATGCAAAGGATTCAAAGACAGATGTAGAGTACTACATTGATGGCAGGAATTTCAAGGATTTCGGTGTGTATGTCAGCAAGAGCAATGGACTTGTGGGCTACCTGGAACGTAAGGAGGGTGCAACCGCTGAGTATGATACCTATCATGGTAAGGCGGTGAACCATGACTATATGAAATACAAGGAGCGTACCATTACCCTTGAATGCTTTATAGAGACATCCAGCAGACAGGCTTTCATAGACTGGATGAACCTTTTCCTGGATCAGTTCAGAAAGAAGGGAACCAGGAGGCTGAAAGTAGAATACAACGGATCCACAAAGCCGTTGGTGTATGAGGTCGTGATGAATCAGCCAGTGGATCCAGAAAAGACATTCGGACGCTACAATGAGACTGTGATGGTTGGTACGTTCACCCTGATACTTGAAGAGGATGATCCTGTAAAGAAGGTTCTGAGGCATATCGGTACGGCTGCAAACAGCGTAAGTACGATCACCTTCACAAGTGCTAAGAAACTGGCTATATTCTGGGGTGACGGTACGGTTACATGGGGTGTACGTGGAACAAACAAGACCATAACGCACACATATACCGATCCAGGATCCTATGAGATCATCGTAGCTGGTAACATAGAAGATATTGAGAGCTTCACAACAAATGACATTGTGGTATGGCAGCAGCTGATGTAACATACTCCATCAACGGTAAGGACTTCGCCACTTTCGGTGTATATGTGTCTAATTCATCTGGCGTGGTTTGCAAGCCAGCAGTAAAGGATCTGCTGTCAGATAACTGGAACTTTGCGCATGGCACTGTCTATGACCTTAGCAGCGTATGTTATAAGGAGGCTGAGATACAGCTGAAATGTTTCATTGAGGCAAAAGGATATGACCAGTACATTACCAGGGCGTTAGGTTTCCTTAGTGAATTTTCTGATGCAGAAGAGCACCCACTGGTTGTTACGACTGGCACTGTCAGCAAGACGTTCAACGTACTTAGCAAGGATCTCATAGACATATCCAAGTCATGGAATCCTTCAAAGTTCGTTGGCACGTTCACCATTAAGCTGACAGTGCCACACCCATCAAGGCCAAGCGGATCATGGAGCGGGTCAGGTACGGTTGAGCCTGGTGACGTGGCATATTCCATAGACGGTAATATGTTTGCCGACTATGGCGTTTACGTCTCAGGATCAACAGGCATAACGACTGTGCCCAAGATCAAGGATCCGCTGACATACAACTGGGGTTCTGTGGATGGCCTTGACTATCACCAGGACGGTGTGAGATACCAGGAGCGTACCATACAGCTGAAATGCTTCATGGAGGCTGTCAGCTATGCGGATCTGATAGCCAGGAGCCTTGCTTTCTTTTCGCTCTTCATTGCCAACAGACCGCTGAGATTGAAGATAGCAGCAGGGACTAAACCGCTGGTGTATGAGGTGATATGCAAGGATTCTATCACATTGGATCCAGATCTTTCACATGGTGAAAAATGTGTCGGTACGTTCACTATCAAGTTGGTAGAGCCTGAGCCTGTGAAACGTGTGCTGTCTGGTGGTGGTACGGCTACCATAACCATCCAGAGTAAGACACCTGTCAACATCTATTGGGGTGATGGATCCCATACCTATGACGTAAGCGGAAATAACGTGCAAGCCTCGCTATCACATAGCTCAGGCAGTGAGATAATAATCACTGGTGAGCCGAATGATTTCACAAACTTTTCATCTAATAAGACTACGATATGGAGCAGATTACTCTGATAAAAAGGGACGGTACTCAGATCAGGCTATTCAATAAGGAGCCTTTCACAACGGTTAAGATGGCTACCCAGAGCAAGAGCCTGATGAGTATTGACACCGTGACACTCACCATCCAATCTACACAGCTCATAGATTTTGAGAAGGGTGATAAGATCCAGGTGTACGGATATGACTATTATATCAGGACTGCAGTGAACAGGGAGCTTACATCTGATGGATCTTTCAAGTATGAAGCTACGTTCTACGGCCTGTTGTATGACCTGATGAAAACACCTTATCGGGACATGGACGTAAACGGCAAATCCAGCAGCAACACCTTTGACCTGGTATATACCCTCAAAGAGTTTATCCGTGTCCTGATCAACAATGTTTCTCAGGATTATCCTGGGCTTTGGTCGTTTGATGAGGTGGGATGCCCTGATAAGGATCCAAAGCTGATCCAGTTCAGCTGTAACAACTGCCTGGAGGTGCTACAGAACGTATGTAAGACGTTTGATGTGGATTTCCAGATCATACAGTCCCAGGGTGTGAGGTATATAAAGATCGGTAGTTTCGGATCTGTTGTTTCACCTCCTGACGGTTCGTCTTATTTCGAGTGGGGACGTGGTAACGGCCTTTACTCTCTGAAAGAAAATAAGGTTGATGACCAGAGTGTGAAAACCAGGATCTGGGCTGAGGGTGGTACTCAAAATCTGCCAACAAACTATAGGGAGTACGCCCAAAGGCTCCAGCTTCCATATCCACAGAGGCTGAATACCAGGCAGCATACCCTGTATGATGGTACTGTTGTGGCTGTAGGATCTATGACCATAGGTATTTCTGATGACAAGAAACGCTATGTAGAGGATTCTGCGCTGTCTGATCTGATCGGTGTTGATGCAGAATCTAAGCTGTTTGATGATATTTATCCTACACGTACAGGCACGGTGTCTGCCATTGACGCAAACGATGTCTTTTCATTCTTCGATTCCAGCATGGATTTCGATCTTAACGAAAAGGTTGATGGAAACACAAAGTATCTTATAAACGGCACAAGCGCAAAGATTACGTTTGTCTCTGGTAAGCTGGCTGGGCAGCAGTTTGAGCTTTCTGCCTATAGCCATTCAACAAAGAAATTCACGCTTTTGCCATACCAGGATGAGCGTGGGCTGGTTCTGCCTACACAGGACAGTATAGCTTACCGTATAGCCGTTGGTGACAAATATAAGATCACTGACATTGTTATGCCAGATGCTATCATAGCGGCTGCGGAAGAGGATCTTTGGTTTGCAGCCTATGACTACCTCCTACAGGTCAGACAGCCCAGGGTACAGTACTCTCTTGTAATTGACCGTATGAGGTTGCTGGAGTATGCACCATCAGATTCACAGGCTTTGTTTACTCCTGGTGACTATGTACCAGTAAAGGACACCAGGTTTGGTGTTCAGAAGAACATAAGGATCCAGAAGGTTGAGCGTAACCTGTTGCTGAAACATGACTATACGCTGACAATCTCAGATACAGCCACTATAGCACCGATCACCAAGGCAATCATTGAGCTTGAAAAGCATAATATGATCCTACAGTCAAACAATCTGGTTGATCCTGTAAGAGCCAGGAGATCGTGGCGTACTACAGAGGAACTGAGGCAGATGGTGTTTGATACTGATGGTTTCTTCGATATGGGAAACATCAGACCTGAGAGCGTTGATACCAATATGCTTACTGTCGGATCTAAGAGCCAGCAATTCATACTTGAAGGTGTGCTCATTGAGCCTAATTACGGAAGCAATCCTAACAGGATCAAGGTGTCTGCTGGAAAGCTGATCCATCTTACGATCTCTGAGAGTTCTTTCAGGACGTGGAACATGTCGGCATTAGATCTGACACTTGGGGAAACCTCAGGCTACTACATGTATGCAAAGTGTCAGAAAAACAGCCAGGCTGGTGTTTGGCTCATTACCCAGACACAGTATAAGTTTGAGCCAGACAGCGATCAGAATAACTACTATTTCCAGGTAGGCATACTCGGATCCGTACATAATGATGACAGTTTCCGTGACTTCGTGACAACATACGGTTTCACCAGGATCAACGGAAATACGATCACCACAGGAAAGATCTGCTCTACAGATGGTGGTACATATATTGACCTGGACGGTAACAAGTTCAGGATGGGTAATAATGACAGTTCGATCGACTACAACGTTACAGGAACCAACCAGATAACACTCAGGAACGTGAAGCTGAAATCTGGATCTGGTCAGGAGGCTCCCATTGGTGTGTATCGTGGTCAGTATGATGGTGATACCGTCTATTATCCTGGTGATGAGGTGTCATATACTGTAGGAACGGCTACAAGTAGGTATATGTTTATCGGTGACACTCCATCAAGCGGTATCGTGCCAACGAATACAACATACTGGGAGGTTACTTTGCGTGGCATTAGCGGACAGTTTACAGAGTACCGCTATGCTGTCAACGGCTCCACGTCACAGCCTCCATCCATTAACAACACAGCCAGGGAACCTTCTGGATGGAGTAAGACGGTTCCAACCGTTCAACCTCTGTATTATCTGTGGATGAGTATGGCTATCATCAACGGTGATGATACGCTTAGCCAGAATTGGTCAACACCTGTAAGACTGGATGGTGTAAAGGGCGATAAAGGCGATAAGGGCGATACTGGAGCAACTGGAGCCACAGGTGCAACAGGTGCAACAGGTGCGACTGGAGCCACAGGCCCCCAGGGGCCCACAGGCCCACAAGGCCCCACAGGCCCACAAGGCCCACAAGGTGCTACAGGAGCGAAAGGAGATCGTGGCCCAGCCGTTGTAAGTCGTGGAAATTATAGCAGCTCTGCGACCTATTACGGCACTTCATACAGGGTTGATGTCGTAAAATACAATGGATCCTGGTATGTAGCCCGTGCTGATGCTGGAACTTTTTCAAATAAGACACCTACAAACACTTCATATTGGAACTCATTCGGTGCTCAGTTTGAAAGCGTAGCTACTGGGCTTCTGCTTGCTGATACGGCTTATGTAAGCAACCTAATAGCAGGAGCATTCAGGATCTATGACGGAAATAATGTAGCTCTTCGTGCTGGTTGTGACAATACAACTTATTTGGAGGCTTTGAGCGGTGGAAGCCTGAGGTGGCAGATGTATGTTAATGGTGGAATGGTCTATACAAGACATACGGATGGGACATGGAGTGCCGTTTGTAATCCAAGGGTGTTTAGTATTAATAATGGTGGATCAGGAACCGAAATAACATTAGACACATGGTCTAATCCAATAATAAAAATAGGAAGATCAAGTGGTAGTATCACAATAGGTATCAATTCGTCAGGAAAGATCGAGATCATCCCAAGCTCCAAATCTGCATGGAAAACTTATAGTGGTGTTTCAACTTCAGGAGAGGTATATGTTGATGGTGACGGATTCCTGAAAATAAAGAACTGGTGATTATGAAATTGAAGAAAGTCTATAATAGGTTTATTCCTTTGAGAGGCTATGTTGCACTGACACAGATACCTTTCATTTTTGTAAGGGAAAGTGCCAGGCATAAATATAATGACGTGGCAGATCGCCATGAGCATATTCATGCCAGGCAGCAATTGGAGATAACACCTCTAATCTTTGATCTGCTATATGTCCTTTTCTATATCATAATGCTGATAAGGTATAGGAATAGGAGAGTGGCGTATATGAACAATCCCTTTGAGCGTGAGGCTTATGCCAACCAGGACAATGGCAGATACCTGTCAGGACGTTCCTGGTGCTCCTGGGTGAGGTATATCCGTAATCATAGTGAATAACTAATCATTAACCAGGTGAACGGATGGGTGGCTGGATCCATCTGCAAACCATACAAGAAAGGAGGTGAAAAGACGTAAAAAACTGGGAATGAAAGCATTTTTTAGTTTTTTAATGCTAAAAAAGTGTGTTTATTGAACACAAATTCGTATTTTTGCAGTTAGATAATTCAAATAAATATAGTTTTTATGGAAATGTATAGTCTTAGGATCCTTTCAAAAGGACAGATAACGGATCTTTCAAGTGGCTTTTCCCTGGGTGGTAAGCCTTTCTCGATTTTCGTCCGTTCTAAGATGCCATCGTTGAGCACCAACATGGTATTAAATTGTAAGCTGCTGTGTGATAAGGTGGCTGGTGATTTCCCTATTCAGTTGGGTGACTGGACACCAGGGGCGATAGTAGAGATTTCCCCTAATGCTATCAGCCTGACAGACTTTGATGTGTACTGGGGAGCTGGTGAGACAGTTTAATCATTTAAATATTTTGATAATATGGGACTTTTATTAGGTAGTGGCAATGCAACGCCACAATATCCGTACAATCTTTGGTACGGTGTGCAAGGTGATCTTACAAGCCAGGATTATCAGCTTACCAGAGTTGGTAATCTGGATCTGCACAGATCTTTGCCGATCCAGAAGAAACTGAGGCGTTTTGTAGAGAATACGGACGGTTCTGTTAAGTACTACCTCCACTCAAACGACAGTAGGAAACGTGACGGTGGGGCTGCTGCTGTCATTGATGGATCTGCTGGAAACGTGATGCTGGAGAAGCCAGAGTATTACGTGCGTGTTGAGTTTGAGGGCACAAAGTGGCTCTATGCTATCTCTGAGTATGAGCTGCCAGGCTTCGTGCTTTGTAGCAGAAAGACGATCTCACCCTGGTATGCCTCCTATAATGCCGCTGGAACACAGGTTGTTTCTGGATGCTGGCTGACATGGAACGGTGACAATATAGCCAGGGATGCAGAAACTGATCTGCCTATATTCAGCTCTGGAGCACCAAGGGGCGGTAACGGTACAAACTGGGATGACACATACAGATCTCTGATCGGTATGGCAAAGACCAACGTAGCCAAAGCTGCTGTTCGTGCCCTTTGTGTAAACGGTACTCACATCGGAGCTGGAAGATGCTACAATGATATTGCATGGCTCCAGAGGATTGAGTATGCCTCGCTCCACTGTCAGGACACCTACACTGAGACGCTGACAGCTGACGGTTTCCATCAGGGCGGTCTTGGTAGCGGATGTACTGTGGTTAGTGGTGAGTGGAATACCCACAACTCATATAATCCGTTTGTTCCATGTGGTGTAACGGCTACACTCGGTAACAATACAGGAAAGGTAACTTATAAGGTAAAGAACTGGGCAAACAGCGGTAATGATAAGGATATTCAGGTTACATCATATCGTGGTCTTGAAGCTCCCTTTGAGTACCTGACAATGCTTGCTGACGATCTGCTGGTATGGCACAAGACTGATAAGAGTGAGATCTATGTATGTGAGGATCCTACAAAGTTCACCTCTCCATCAGATAGTGCTGCCTCTGCTCCTAACGGCTATGAGCCTGTTGCTGAGGTTCCACGCTCATCAGGTTTCGGCCTGACACTCTCTATCAACAGTAAGGGCTGGGCATTCATTGATAAGATCGGTGGTGCTGAGAACAAAGGCGTGTGTGACTATTATTATTCACCCATCAACGGTGCTTCATTCTCTGCCTGGGGCTGGTATGGGGCTCTCCTTTCGAACCATGCGGGTAATGGGGCGCTTGCGGGGTTCGGCTATCTGTGTGCGAATAATCGTTCCTCGAATGCGAATGCGACTCTTGGGTTCCGTCTGTGCCGTAACTGACGGACTGCAATTGACGGGGACGGGGCGAAACAATTTCGCCCTATCCCCTTTCTTTGGTTTTGAATGAGATCTTTGAAAAAATGATAAACGGTTTCAGGGATCAGGGGCTCTCCTTTCGAACAATGCGAATAATGGGGCGAATGCGGGGTTCGGCTATCTGAATGCGAATAATCGTTCCTCGAATGCGAATGCGAATATTGGGTTCCGTCTTTACCGTGGTTATCTAAGAAAACAGGAAATATGATAATTGTGATCCCTGAGACCCTACCACACAGGGGCTGCTGGCACTGCTGGCAGTTGGTAAAACAATAATTGTTTAAAATGGTGCGAGTAAGTAATTGAAAGCTCCTGATTAAAACAACGGCACACTTTATGGATAAGTCAGAGGTTGCTAATGTGAATGATTTCAATCCTGCTGTCATGTACAGAGACTTTGATGATGTGGGCTACTACATAGGGAATACAGGAAAGATCTACCTTTCCAGAGGAAAGAAGGTTAAGAATGTATATCCGCTGATCTACAGTACCGACAATATCATACGCTCACAGTACACGGCTCAGAAGGGAAAGAAGCAGAAGGGTGAGATCAAGGCGTTCAACGATGACCTAAGTGACAGACTGCAGGAACTGTATGAGCTGTTATATGATGAGACGTATGTACCAGGTAAATACAGGACAAAGACGATCTATGAGCCAAAAGAGAGGCTGATAATGATCGCTCCGTTCTTTCCTGACAGGATCATACATCATTGCATCATCAATGTGATGGGAACGTTCTGGTATCACATATTCATACAGAATACCTATGCCTGTATCAAGGGACGTGGTACGCACAAGTGTATGCAAGATGTTCACAAGGCACTTGTGACTGACAGGAACGGTACTAAGTACTGCCTGAAAATTGACATCCGAAAGTTCTACGACAACGTGGATCATGCTGTGCTCAAACGGATCATACGGTATGGTATCGCTGATGAGAGGCTGCTGAGGCTGTTGGATAAGATAATTGATAGTAACGGTAAGGATAAGGGACTGCCAATAGGCAACTTCACAAGCCAGTACCTGGCTAACCTGTACCTGGCATATTTCGACCATTGGGTTAAGGAGTATCTGGGTGTGGAATACTACTACAGGTATATGGATGACATTGTGGTACTTGCTGGTGATAAGGTCACGTTGCATTTCATTCTGGATGCCTTTGCACTTTACCTGGGCACTGAGCTGAAAGTGGAGATCAAGGATAACTGGCAGATATTCCCGATTGATGATCGTAGCATCGACTATGTAGGTTTTAAGCAGAATCACTATGGAATACTCCTGAGAAAGGGGATCCTGCTGAGGTTCTATAAGAAGCTGGAGGCTACAAAGGAGAAATACGACATCGTTAGTGAGGATGATATTAAGCACCTGTTTCCGTCTGAATATGGCTGGATAGTCAGATGTGATAAGGAGCACAGTGATTTTATTTTTAATAAATGTTTGAATTATGGAAAAGTTAAGTGTTTTGAGTATCGGGCTGCTGGCTAAGATAGACCAGAAGCCTCTGGTTATTGATGATCTCCATAACGGTCAGGGTACGTTCCACTATAACCACAACATCATTGAGGTTATGGTGATCGAGGATTCTGAGGGTGGTATTACCGTTACAACCGATCCGAAGAAAGCCACTGGAACCATGTGGCAGTATGACAGTCTCAGGGTAGAGTACCCAAAGACACGTAAGAATATCTATGCTACCCTTCTGGAGGCTCGCTATCCCCAGGACATTCAGCAGAAGCTTGTGAATGACTACCAGGCAGCACAGATGGGGATCCTTGAAGATGAAGAGGCTGATGCCGCTGTTGAGGCTTACACAGCTTTCCTCACAAACCGCAAGGCTATCAAGTCTATGGTGAAAGCGGATTGCATTGAGAACAACATCCCAGAGGATCTATGAATGACTATGTAGAGGACTTTCGTGACAGCGGGGAATCAAGCGATCTCTTCGACTGTGAGTTTACATCCATTGATGCCGTGATCAACCAGGTTACGGTGTTTACTGGGTGTGATCCTGACAGGCAGACAGAGAACGGTGTGAGGTGTCTGGTGGCCTATGGTGAGGGTTATGGAAGATCTGCTTTCTTCACTGAGAGCAAGAAACTGAAAGACGTGTTCGCTGATCCAAACAGGCACTATCCCATGCGTGCTGTCATAAAAGTCGTTAAGTATGGTACTATGTATGGCTTCAAGGTTTTCCCGCCTTCAACGGAAATAACGAGGGAGGATGAGAACAACCTGGAGGAATACAGGAAAAACAAGTGGAAGAAAAGATGATACAGAATGGTTTAGATACAGCCAGGACGATTGGCGATGTGGGTATGATGGCCGTTACGGCTGCATTTTTCCTGGTGTTAGCCGCTGCCCTCATGGTGGCTTGTTTCAGATGGTTCAAGTCTATCATTACTGACATGCTCGTTGGTTACAAAGGGACTATGGATCAATTGCTTGAAGAGACGAAAAGCCAGAATGCTATGCTGGCAGACATTTCAGAGGGATTGCGCCCTGAGACACAGATAAGGGTAAAGAACACATCAAGTATCTTTTTCGACTATGCCGTTGAGAAGGTATGCCGTATTATTAAAAAGGTGCGTGAGGAAAACCATATCATTGACAGGGATGCCACCAGAAATAAGATCCGTACACTTCTGATGAATTTGCATGATGACCGTAACAGCCGTTTCGACTATTATACATATAGGGGAAAGCGGCTCACATCATACACCTCACCAGAATGGGTTGACTGGGTGGCAGAAATCGTTGAAAATGAGGTCTATGCTGACAATCCAAACAATGGCAGGAGCTACACAAACGTACAGGCTGTGTATGACCGAATCAAACTTGATTTTTACCATAAAATGAACAGCTGATATGAGTAAGGTAGAAACACTATGGCCATTTGTCCTGAGCTGGGAGGGTGGTTTCTGTAATGTACCAGGTGATAGTGGCGGTGCTACCAAATACGGTGTCACTATCTCAACCTGGAAAACGCAAGGCTATGATAAGGATGGTGACGGTGACATTGACGTACAGGATCTGAAACTGATCACACCGTCCGATGCAATGGAGATTTTCAGAAAGAACTACTGGAACCGCTGGAAAGCAGACCAGATAGCCGATCAGTCCATTGCAAATATTCTTGTGGATTGGCTGTGGGGAAGCGGTAAGTACGCTATCACCATCCCACAACAGATGCTTGGTGTGAAAGCAGACGGTATAGTTGGTGCTAAGACCCTGGCTGCTTTGAACGCACAGGATCCAGAGGCTTTCTTTGCCATGTTATGGAAAGGAAGGGAGAGATACCTGAACTCTATTTGTGCCAATAAACCGTCACAGAAGAAATTCCTTGCTGGATGGCTGAACAGGCTGAACGGAATCCGTTACGGATCACTAACTATTAACACAATCCCACCGAAAACAATCAGAGT